AACCTAAACAAGATAGAACTTGTAGTAATAATTGTTCTGTTGTTTGTGGAGAATGTCAAATTTTAGAACATAAACAAGAACCTTGTGATAACTGCAATAATGATGTTTGTTGTTGTACTATTAAAAAACAAGAAACAATTGAAGATGGTGCGAACAAATGGGTTTTTGAAACAAATGCGGATAGATGGTCAAATAATGACGATACCGCAGGGGATAATTATGGTTCCTTTATTGCAGGTGCTAAATCAGATGCCGCCAAAAACTATTGGTATGCGAAATTTAAAGATGAAAATGACCAAAGAATAAAAAAATAAGATATGACAAATTTAGAACTATATATTGTGTTAAGTTATCTAATAATGATTACTCCAACCATAAGATTAGGAGGGATTGCGGGACTTTTGGTATTTATGTGTTCACCTATTACTTTACCAATAAGATTGGGTAGTTATATTGCAGATTAAAAAAAATATTTGACAAAATAAAACTTTTTACTATTATTAAGATAATTATAATAAAATTAAAAAAATGAGAACATCAATAAACCATATATCATCATTTGTCGAGCAACACGAAGTTTGTTTCTCGTTTGGTATGCGTTGTTGAAGTTCGAATATAGGATAGTATAATATAAAATTTATAATATGACCCCGAACTTCTAAAAAAAGTTTGGGGTTTTTTGTTTTTTATCCTCCCATTAAAAATAAATGTTTTATCTTTGTGGTGTTAAAAAACAGAATGAGTTCTTTGAAATGGTGGAAAAATAAAATTGGCCCTTTAGCTTAATGGGAAAGCGGTGGTCTTACATACCATTTAGAGTAGGTTCGATTCCTACAGGGGCCACAAAAAAAAAAGTTTGACTTTAAAAAAAACTTTGTATCTTTGCACTATCAAAAATAACAAAGGAGTTCATTGAAATAGTGGAACTAAATATGGTCGGTTCGTCTATCGGTAAGGACCCCAGGTTTTCATCCTGGTAAGAGGAGTTCGATTCTCCTACCGACTACCATCACAAGTAGAGTTAAACGGCCGTGTAAAGGTGCCGCTACCTAGAAAGTTTAACGGACATTTTGGAAAGACAAAAAAAAATATGATAATGGTTTTCCCCGCCCATCGGATGTCGACAATCCAGGACGGAATCGGAATTCACCGCCCCCTGCCGAGGTCCTCGTAAAACTACGAATAAGCACTTAAGATTGGAGCGAGACGGGTACTCCAACATTATCATCATTTGGTGAGATAGCTCAGTAGGTAGAGCACTTGGTTGAAGCCCGAGGTGCCGATGGTTCGATTCCATCTCTTACCACAAATGATGTATTGACAAAACCTGTAACGTTTTGTGTTTGGGTCAGGATATAACTTTTAATAGGTAAAGTGACGAGTTTGAGAAATAACTTTAAAGATGTTGTACCCTATTAAATGCCGTAGGTTCAAACCCTACATACATCACAAAAACAAAAGGTGAGATAGCGCAGATGGTCAGTTCGCACTGGACTGAAAATCCAGGGATATCGGTTCGAGTCCGATTCTCACCACGGAGTCCCGAAATAACGGGAAACCCCCACTCCCTATATGGTAGCCAGTCCACTCTACTGGTGAAGTGGGGTAAAAAAATACCATTAGTAGCCAATGGTTACTCAACAGGTACTCAGTCCATAAATACTGAGGAGCAAAGCTACCATCCCGTGGGTGGAAACACGTGCAGGAGCACCCATCTCCGAGATGAACGAACAAATGGGGGAAGTCAGGTGGCGAAGTGGTACAGCGAATTGCGAGTGAGTAATAGAGTAAGCGTAAGGAAATGACACTGCTCGGCTTAAAAGCCTCACAACAGTTACCTCATACAGGTTCGAATCCTGTCCTGACTACAATAAATTGAGTTAATAAGGTAAAGAGAATTTAGCAAGGCAACAACGCAACATACTCATCGCTAATATCCCCTGAATAAATGTTACGCTGTATGGCATTTAGTTACCTCATTTTTTTAATTAGTCAGGTGGCTGAATTGGTAAAGCTAGCTGTTGTAAATCCACTAAGACTGGAGTACAGGTTCGAATCCTGTCCTGACATCAAAAAAAAAACATACCATTAAAAATAAATGTATTATCTTTGTGGTGTTAAAAAAATAAAAGTTATATGAATTTAAGTAAAAAAATAGAACAAGTTTTTGATTCAGGGTATTCAATTGCTTTTCAAAATGAGGTTAGAAGAAGTGATGGTGAATGGTATTCAAGAATTACTTGGAAAAACCTTCAACAACCTGGTAACCAAGTTATAAAAGAATGTGAATGGTTTGGATTTGAAACAATGGAAGAATGTGTGGACGATTGTTTAAAATACTTAAACGCCATTAAATAATAAAAACTAGTCAGGTGGCGAAATTGGTAGACGCTTGTGTTAGCCCTCTAACATATAAAACCAAAAAGGGATTGGCAAAACTACAGGTTCGAATCCTGTTCTGACTACAAAATTAAAGGTATGTTTAAAACATTAAAATACGTATGGGGTAATTTTCAAAAAAGACCATCTAAAAGAAGTTTTTTAATTTTCATTAAAATGATGAAGACTGAAATTAGATGTTTACTATTGACTGGTTACTCAACAGATGAATTACTAAATTAGTCAGGTGGCGTAGTGGTAACGTGGCACCTCCCAAGGTTGAGATTAACGGCTAATGGCACTCTTTATGGCAAAGCACTCGCAGGTTCGATTCCTGTCCTGACTACAAACCTCAAAAGTAATTAACTTGAGACTGGATGATTCGAAGCATCCGATTGACTATGGTGTAATGGGCACGGTAGAACACAGTAGGGATACGAAAAGTGGTAAGCTTTCAACGGTCCCGACCCGGGAAACAGGAATCAGGTTCAAGTCCTTGTTAGTCAGCAATAACAAACGCAACCAACGGCAATGCGGGCATCCCTGCGGCGCAAGGTGACGGCCAGGAAAGACTGGCACTTTATATGTGGTCTATAGCTCAGTGGTTAGAGCGCTTGATTGTGAATCAAGAGGTCGCGGGTTCAAGTCCCGTTAGACCCCCAAAAAAAAATCCGATGTGTTTACCGAGCTAGGTCGGTTAAAAATGGAAGGGTGGACAATGGTCGTCGAGCGGTCTTGAAAACCGTCGGGTGTAAAAGCTTTGCAGGTTCGAATCCTGTCCCTTCCGCTAAAAACAAGTGAGGTAAGACTGGTAGGCTTTTAACCCTGAACTCTTATGAGGGAGGGGGACAATACGATAAACCGAATATCGTATTGGAAGGGGTTTGGTTGAAAAGTATTTCGGTGTAGACCAAATCGTGTAACTTGTTTTTTAATTTCGCTCTCTTAGCTCAGCCCGGTAAGAGCGGCGCCCTCATAAGGCGAAGGTCTCAGGTTCAAATCCTGAAGGGAGCACAAGCCGTCTTTTTTTCTTGTCATCTACCGATGTGGATTGTTGAGACGTTAAAGTAACAATCGATTGATTAGTTGGTGGAGGGGTAGAAGGTTCACCTTACGAAGACTGAAGTTTTTTACAGAGAGATGGGTTTGTGTCTTATATAAACAAACCAACTAAAGAGAGTAGGGTCATATGGGAGAAGCTTAATCCCGACCCGAATATAGTCGGGTGGCGGAACTGGTAACGCGGCGCGGTATGGCAATACAGAGGGTGATGGTATATGTCCCATCGGCGGTAAGTGACCTCTCTTAATTACAGGTTCGAATCCTGTTCCGACTTCAAAAAAAAATTCCACCATTTAAATTAAAAGTATTATCTTTGCATTCTAAATAACGAGTTATGGAAAAATTAGTATTTGATTACACATATTGTTCTGAACCTGAATGTTGGGAATGGAATATTCCTTTTGAATATAAATCAAAAGAAAAGTTCATACTTGACGTGTTGGAAAATCCTCGTATACTTAATGAAATTGGTATTGGTGTTTTTGAATACCAAATTGAAGAAAAAACCATTTGGAAAGAAGATTATATCAAAAACATAGATAAATATGTTCTCACTTTGGATGAATGGTTTGAGAAAAATAAATGTAAAATATAAAAAAATAAAAATATGAATAAAATACCAGTATCAGTATCTTGTCCTCATTGTTCAAATCCTGTAATCTTCAAGTTATCCCCAAGAACACTTGGAGGTTCAACAGAACCTTGTAGAAAATGTAGTAAATTGGTGGTGATAAAATATCACACAGATAGTGAAGGTTCAATAAATGAAATAAGTACCTTGTAAAATAATAAGACCCCACGATTAACGGAAATGCTCGTCCGTTATGGTGTGTGACCCTGACTGGAAGGCTTCAAGGCTATGGGGGAGGTAACACAATAATACTATTATGATTCCGAAAGGACTCGTCCTTAACCGGTCGAATCGAGATTTGGAAGAAGACCATGTATCAAAATAGTATAAGAGTCCCCTATTATGGGTAAAAGGGGTAAGGGGCTTTAATTAGTCGTAGCACAACCCACAAGCTATAAGAATACTGAACAATCTTATAGTATACACTCCGCTTCCGAGTGAGACCCCACGTAACTATGGTGGTAGGGTGAAGATGTTCTGAGGGTAACCCTGAAAGATGGGTGAGAGTATACACCTACCGTGGATGGTTACTATGGTCTAACGAATCTTAGGAGTATCGGTATGGGATATTATTTGTCGCCAAGATTATTAGAAACTTGGAAGGTTCACCCGATGGCGCGGGGATGATTTTGAACCTTTCTTTTTTAATTCAAAAAAAAATAAAAAAAAATTGACATTTCAGGAACTTTTCCTATTATTGAGATAGTTATATAGTAAACAACAAAAAATTTAAAAAAATGAAACCAATAAACAAAAATATGATTAGTAAACGTCAACCCCAGATTAGTATCTGTTGGTATCCGCGTATTACGCATAGTTCGGTTATTGGTGAATCCAATATAAGGTAAGATTAGGTTAGTTAATAATAAAATCGAGAACCCCGAACTTCTAAAAAAAGTTTGGGGTTTTTTGTTTTTATGACCCGATTAAAAAAAAAGTTGTATCTTTGTATCGTCAAATAAAAAACGAAATTGTTCTTTGAAATAATGTAACCGTAAAAACAGGGGTATAGTCTCGGGGTGAGACGCTTGCTTTGGGAGCAAGAAGCGGCGAGTTCGACTCTCGCTACCCCTACTATATTGTCACGTAATTCAGTGGTAGAAGCCTTCCCTGATACGGAAGTCGTCAGAGGTTCGAATCCTCTCGTGACAACAAAAAAATCGTTACTCGGTCACGAGTGAAGGTGTGTAATGATATCAACACCGCAGGTTAAACGATATCCTGCAATTTTTGACTTCGTAGCTCAGTTGGTTTAGAGCACCTGGCTTTTAACCAGGAAGTCGGAGGTTCGAATCCTCCCGGGGTCACTACCCTACCGAATGGTGTAACCACGGGTAAAAACAGCATTGGTCCACGGAGAAGCGTGGAGGCACACCGTAATTGTGGTACTCGGTGTTTCGGTAAATTTATGTTTGGATGGCCGAGTGGTTTAGGTTCTCGTCTGCAAAATGAGATAGGTCGGTTCGATTCCGACTCCAAACTCAAAAAAAAATACGGGTGTGGCCGAGTGGTTTAGGCAGCAGTCTCCAAAACTGTATGGACGAAAGTCCTGACGTGGGTTCGAATCCTACCACCCGTGCTAATTTAATTGGGAGTGTCGCATAGCGGCAATTGCATCTGACTGTAAATCAGACCTCATTCGAGTTCATAGGTTCGAGTCCTATCACTCCCACATTTATTGTCCGATGATGTAACGGTTAGCATCACAATTTTTGAGATTGTTTGTCCTGGTTCGAATCCAGGTCGGATAACTATTGGTTTTGTAGTGTAATGGATAGCACGAAAAGTTACGGCCTTTTTAATGAGGGTTCGAATCCTTCCAAAACCGCAAATTGCGATGTAGTTCAGTGGTAGAACACTTGATTCATATCCAAGAAGTCGAAGGTTCAATTCCTTCCATCGCAACAATTTTGATAATAAAAAAATAAATAATATGTTTAAAAAGAATAAAAAATCATTCGAAAAAATTGTAAAAGAGTACAAAGACGCAACCACGAGAGAAATTATCGAAGCAATAATTGATAATGCTTTATATGGATTCTTGGGTGCGGTTATCGTGGTAGCAATTGCCACTAAAAAGGATATTGCGGTATTAGGTGCGTATCTAATCTATTACGCTTATGTCGGTAAAATAATCAACCGTCCTAAGTATGTTACCGACCTCGGTAAAATTGTCATATTCCCAACATCATCAGCATTGGGTGCCTTTGTAGGTTATAAATTAAGTTATTATATATTGGAGTGGTTAAAATAACGGAAGGTTGGCAGAGCGGTAAATGCGGCAGTTTGCTAAACTGTGGTCGAGAAATCGGCCCGTGGGTTCGAATCCCACACCTTCCGCAAAAAAATAATTGACAAAAGACGAAATATTCGTATATTTATAATCTCAAGAATAATAATTATTATAAACAAAAAAAATTAGTAAAAATGAAAAAAATCTTAACTCTAATCACAATCGTAACATTAGTTTCTTGTGGTAGTGGAACATCAACTGAAATTACTTCTGAAGATACAACAATGGTTGTTGATTCAACTATGTCTACTGACACAACTTCATTAGTTGTTGATACAACAATGACTGAAAGTAAATAATTAAAATAGAAGATGATTAAATTAAAAAATCCACCAATCGGTGGATTTTTTTTGTTATAGTAAGTTTTTAATTCTATTAATATTCTCTTTAAGTCCTAACATATTTGATAACATATTTCCCGCGGCAGCAATAATTGGGTCTCTTTGGGAACTTAAATTAGTGGAACTAGTTTCTGGTTTAGGTTCTGTTTCAGTTTTTTTATTACTTGACGCCTCTTGAGTTGTATTGGAGACATGAACATGATTATCGTGTCCTTCGAAACCATAAGTAAGTACCACTTTTGGTCTTGACTCTATTTCTGCTAGATTTTTTTCATATCCCAATTTAACTAGTTCATCAACAAATTTTAATACTTTATCTCTTATAGTACTATCTCTAACCGACACACCATTCACAATTGCAATATCGACAGCATTTCCTGGTACATGCCGACTAGTATTACCACTTTCGGTTTTTTCTTTATGTCCTGAAATTGCTGTTGTAATATCAACAACAACACCAGCAGATTTAGCCGCAGTTTCAATATCTTGCAACAATGCCGTGTTTATATTATCGTTTAATGGGTTGGCATCTTTTACAACAGTATTGTTAAAATTAACATTGTCGTAGCTATTTGACGCTTCATTAATATTCTTGTTCTCAAGAATGACATTATATAACGATAAAATTTCTTTAATAGTTTTGTTTTGAGTATTCATACTAATAAATACTCAAAATTTCTAAAATTTTTCTTTAGGGATAAAAAACCATAATAATAGATATATTATTGTAATTGGAACCGGGGTGAAGAGTAATCCAAAGAACACTATCTTTATAATTGTTCCATCAATTCCTAAATAATTTCCAATTGCATCACATACTCCGGCAATAGTAGAATTACGGGGTCTTATTAATTTTCTCATATTTTATAAAATTTTTATTATTTAATTCTTTAATTGAAGTTCTACCATTTTTCCAAGACTTCCAAGTTTCAAATTCTTTCAAATCTTCTAATGTTTTCTCATGAACTAATAAAAATCCTTCAGGTACGGAATTTATTAAATTACGAGTTGGTCCTTCGGTTTCTAATATTTTTTTTATATCAATCATAGATAAAAATGGTTTGAATACTTAATAATAACAAAATAAAATGAATCTCCAAATTTAAACTAAAAAAGGGTCTCATAAGAGACCCTTTATCTGAGTGGAGGTAGAGGTTTCGAAACCTCGTCCTGACTACACTACCTATTTAGGACTACACGTTTAGGACAACATTTTCTAATGTTCCGAAATAGTTGGTTTGTTCTTCACCATCGTAAACCTAACAACCAATGGACGACTCAATTTAAGGTTTAGTCATTTTTCCACCCATCAAGGACTTCTGTTCCTGGGTTAATGTCCCCCCGACCCGAATGTAGTAGAGACTATGCTACTGCTACAAGCTCATCTTGTTTAACAAGACCTACTAGAGCCATTTTGTTTAGAACGTTGCCGTCTGTTGTTTTAAATCAGTTGATAACGAAGTTAATTCAGCTTCGACGTGCCCCAAATAACCAGATGTACCAGTCAATTCCATTTTACCCCCATATTATTTTTCAAAGAACGATAAATCATTTCTCGTGATTTGTAATGCAAAGATAAGAATAAATATTTAATTTCCTAATCAAAAGAGTATTTATAGTAAAAAAACAATTGTGAGATTACTTAAGAATAAAAGAAAAATATTTGAAAATCAGGAAGATGGGAATACTCCTGATAATTTTATTGATGCCTTAAAAAAATTCAGTAGAGGTCAAATAGACCGTTATGATTTACAAGATATGGATAATTTAATAAGTGTCATACAACAAAATCCATTAGGTGCTAGTGATATTATAATTGAATTTAAAAATGATGAAAGTTTTTTTAAAGAAATAGGTCTAACTGAGGATGATATATGGGCAGAAGGACAAATAAATTCATCTTATGGATATTTCGAATTTACCGATTTTAATAATTCGTTAGAAGATTTTTTAGAAGGTTATGGTATACTATGGTATTTTGATGAAGAAAATAAAGAAAAATTAAAGTTAATATCGGATTTGATTTTACCCGAGAAAGAATTTATTATAGATGATGATGAGTATAGGAAGGAATTTAATAATTTACTTTATGATTTATTTCCGGAGCAAATTGATGACATTATCTCAAACTATACTTCTTATAAAGATGAAGAAGTGGTGAAGGTGGGTCAAGAAACAATCAACAATGAATTGGAAGGTTATTTAAAAAAAATTGATTTTGAGTTTTACAGAAAATATGATGAGATTTCTACGACAGTTGCAAACTTGAGAGTATGGGCATTACGATTAGGTATTACTGACGCTCCTGACGCAATGACTTTGGTTACCGAAATTTTTAAGGCAAATGAGGACCGAGGTCTCGGTGGTTGGTCAGAAATGATGTATGAATTTCAAGATGATAAATATTTTGATAGTAAAAATTTTAATAACGATGTTGAAAGAAAATTAGACTATATTATTGATTCTTTGGAGGAAGAAATGGAAGAAGGAGGTTCTAGTATAGCCGAATTTTTAAATTTAAAAAAACGTATTTTAAGTAAGTTTAAATATGGTCAATGGTATAAACTACCTAAAGACCCAAAAATTCAATATAGAATTGACGGACTTGACCGAGAAGGAATGAGAATTGATGTCTCGATACATCACCCCCAAAAATTTATTAAAAAACTAAAATTAACTGAGGAAAATTTTTATAATTTGTTATATCAACTAGAATTGTTTGATAGATTTGACACTTAAAATATTTTTTCTATAATGTTTAAAATATTTTTACTATATTTGCATTATGAAAAAAAATACAGATTTACTTAAACAGGTTTTGAGTGTTCCAACAAAAACATATCAAGAGGAAAAAATGGTTGAATTTTTGGTTAATTGGTTAACTGAAAACAATATCTCACATTTTGTTGATGAGCACAATAACGTGTATGCAACAAAACAAGAGTCCGCGGAATTACCTGAAGATTTTTATTTCCCATGTGTGATATCACATACCGATACGGTCCATAATATCGACACAATTAATATTTCCGAAGAAATGTTACCAAATGCGCAACGTGAAATAAAGTTGTCGTATAAAGCATATAATGACCAAGGAAAACCAACAGGTATTGGAGGTGACGATAAATGTGGTGTGTTCGCATGTTTGACTTTATTGGAAGAATTACCTTATTTGAAAGCGGCATTCTTTGTATCTGAAGAAACAGGTTGTCATGGGTCATTAAAAGCAAGTGAAGATTTCTTCTCAAATGTTGGTTATGGAATCCAATTTGATGCTCCGGAAAACTGGATGATTACTGAAAAATGTTTTGGACAAGTTTTATTTGACAGAGATTCCGAATTCTTTAATACTTGTGATAAAATATTAACTGAAGGTATGAATCAAAATGATATGGAATATATGGTCCATCCTTATACGGACGTTTACGCTTTGAGAGGTAAATTTGATTTCTCTTGTATTAATATTTCAATCGGGTATTACAACTACCACACCAAAAATGAATATGTTGTTGTTGAAGATGTATTCAACGGCATTGATATGGGTAGAAAAATGATTGAGGATTTGGGTAATAGATTGCATTACATGAAATCTGTCCAGTATAATTGGAGAACTAGGTCAGTATTTTAATTATAAGTCGGATGAGAAATCATCCGATTTTTTTTGTTCATTATCATGACCACATTTATGACAAATATACGGGTCATCACCTCCATCGGATAAATCCCAAGACCATCCACATCCATCACAAATAACTTTGTTGTTTTTAATGGCTTCTCTTAAAATTTTTCTAATTAATTCTTTCATATATTATAAGGTTGGGATGAACCGGAATCCATTATGTATTTTGCGGCAAGTCTTAATTTTTTAGCTTGAGATTCTAAATCTCTTGCTTTTAGTAAAAATTCATTTGATTTTTCGAATTCTTTGTCAGTTAAAAAAAATAATTTATCACCGGATTTACGCTTGGTAGTTTTTTTTAATATACCCCCATCTAACTTATACATATTAACACCTAATTCATCTCTTGTATGTCGATTAACATCCCAATCACCTGATTTTGTTAAATCAGAATAGTTAATTGTGTTGAATTTTGTTTCTTGTACGATAGTTGTAATCAACGATTTTAATTCTGTTTCAGTTAGTTTAATGGTTTTCATATTTATAAATATAAAAAAAATAAATAAAGTTTTTTAACCTAAAAATCCCGAACTATTTAATATTACCTGATATTTATATATAAATGGGATATGTTGGATATAAAAAATAAATATTATAACTACGAGGAATTAAAAAAAATAGTTAATTCTCTATCAATTAATAGTAAAAATCAATATATTAAAACTTATAAAAGTTTAACATCTATTGATGGTAAAAGAGCACCTTTAAATCCGGTAACTTTTTATGGTAAAGAAGTTTGGCTAAATTGGTCGGATTTTTTAGATAAACCAATTTTTAAGAAAAAGATAAATAATGTTTATTACGACTATGAAGAATGTAAGAAAGTTATTCTTAAGAAGAATATAATAAGTAAAATGGATTTTTTTAAAAAAATTAAGGAGATTATTAAAGACGATATTAAAATCCCTTACAATCCATATATGACATATAAATCTAAATGGGAAGGATGGGGAGAATTTTTAGGTACTGGAAGAGTTTCAGATAACCAAAAACTTTATAAATCTTTTGAGGAGGCTAAACTATGGGCTCGTAGTTTAAATTTGAAAATGGTTAAAGAATGGAGACAACTAAATTTAAGCGAACTTCCAAAAGATATACCAAAAAAACCCGAAAAAACCTATAAAGGTAAAGGATGGGTTGATTATTACGATTGGTTAGGAATAGATAAAAAAGAAAAAATTAGTTATGGGGAGAAAAAAATTTATGATTTTTTAATAAAAAATGACATTAATTTTCAATATAATAAATCTATTACAGGTTGTAAAAACGAGAATAATTTAAGATTTGATTTTATTTTACCTGATAAAAGTATTTGTATTGAATTTGACGGAATACAACACTTTAAACCTATTGATTTTTTTGGTGGCGAGGATGAATATATTAAAACTAAAATGAGGGATGAAATAAAAAATATCTTTTGTAAATTGGAAGGTATTAAATTAATAAGAATTCCTTATTTTTTATCCATAAATGAAATAACTAATTTATTAAAAAAGGAGGTAATATAAAATTACCTCCTTTTTTTAACTACCTCCCTTTCTTTTGAATAACGACATTGTCATCAACAACTTTGATAACATAGGTTTTACCCTCAACCAATTTACCAGTCAGAACCTCCTCAGATAATAAGTCCTCAACTTTATCTTGGATTGCTCTTTTTAATGGACGGGCTCCATATAATTCATCATACCCGACTTTAGCTAAATACTCAACCAAAGTATCATCATACCCAATTGTATATTTCATATCAGTAAGACGATTCATTAATTTTTTCAATTCAATATCGGTAATTTTCTTGATATCGTCTTGTTTCAATGTGTTGAATACGATTGTATCGTCGATACGATTTAAGAACTCAGGAGAGAAGAAATTCTTCATTTCTTTCATTAACATTTGTTTCTTAATTTCTTCATTACTATATGAATTAGTTGAGAATCCAATTCCGGTTCCAAAATCTTGTAATTTCTTAACACCCAAGTTTGATGTCAAAATAATTAAAGTATTTTTGAAGTTGATTTTTCTACCTTGACCATCAGTTACGTGTCCATCATCCAATATTTGAAGTAAAATGGTGAATATATCTTTATGAGCTTTCTCAATCTCATCAAATAAAATAACTGAGTAAGGTTTATTCTTAACCTTTTCAGTTAGATGACCACCATCCTCATACCCAACAAATCCAGCCGTAGTTCCTAACATTTTAGAAATACTATGTTTTTCTTGGTATTCACTCATATCCACACGAATAAGAGCATCTTCAGAACCAAACATTTCTTTGGCCATTTGTTTTGCCAAATATGTTTTACCCACACCGGTTGAACCCAAGAATATGAATGACCCAATTGGTTTATTCGGGTCTTTGATTCCCAAACGATTTCGTTTAATTGATTTCGCAATTTTAACAACCGCATCATCTTGACCGATAACTTTACCAATTAAGTTTTTATCCAAATCCATTAATGCTTTGGTATCATCAACACTCATCTTATTAACCGGGATTTTAGTCATATTTGAAACCACATCATAAACGTGTTCCAACATAATAACTTGTTTTTCTCTTGACATTTGTTCTTCGAACTTCAACTTCTCTTGGTCAAGTTTCGTTAAAAGTTTTTTCTCTTTATCACGAAGTTCTGCGGCTTGTTCATAGTTTTGTCTTTTAACAACATCAAGTTTTAGTTGTTTAATCTCAGCCGCTTTTTTCTTAAGTTCCTCAATAATCTCAGGAGTTTTTAATTCGGTTTGCATTCTTGCCCCAACCTCATCCAAGATATCAAATGCTTTATCCGGAAACTCTCTGTCCGTGATATATCGGTCAGCCAATTTAACACAAGTTTCAATAACTTCGTCGCTATAATGAACCTTATGGAAAGATTCATATTTTTCTCGAACATTCTTAAGAATTTGAATTGTTTCACTAACTGAAGATGCCTCAACAACAACTTTTTGGAACCTACGCTCCAACGCTCCGTCTTTCTCAATATTCTTACGGAACTCGTCTAATGTTGTTGCTCCAATACATTGAACTTCTCCACGAGCAAGTGCCGGTTTGAAGATATTTGAACCATCCATAGAACCTGAAGAATTACCAGAACCAACCAAGGTATGAATCTCATCAATAAACACTATGATATTTGGATTTGATTGAAGTTCTTCAAGAATTACTTTCATTCTTTCTTCAAATTGACCACGATATTTGGTACCCGCAACAACAGAGGTAAGGTCAAGATTAACTATTCGTTTATCCATTAAATTACGAGGACATTCCCCTTTCACTATTTTAATCGCCAAACCTTCAACAAGAGCGGTTTTACCACAACCAGGTTCACCTATAATAATAGGATTGTTTTTCTTTCTACGAGATAAAATTTGAGCAATCCTTAAGATTTCTCTTTCACGACCAATTACAGGGTCAAGTTTACCCGCTTCAGCAAGTTTATTTAAATCTCTACTGAAATTATCCAACACAGGTGTATTAGAATCTGATGATTTTGTTTTTTTACTCATCATTTTGTCTTCGTCATCCATTAAATCGTTCATAAGTTTATAATTTTAATATGCAAATATAATAACAAATTCCGTTCTTATCCAAATTATTTGACAAAATGTCACATTTTTTTAATACCCTGTCATTATGTCCGGTCATATTGACAGATTGTATTTGGTATTATGAAAAAATGTCATATAATTATCAAAGGAATAAAATTTGTTTATGCAAAGATAAACAATAAACTTTAAAACAACAGAAAAATATGTTTAATAGAAAAAAATTTAATGACCTCTTTGGAGATTTTAACTTCATGTTTAATGACTTTGACGCAATGTTCGAAGGAATGATGAATAAACAATCAGAAACAGGTTCTGATGAAAATGGTAACTGGTCTAAAGAAACTTATAAATCACCTGATGGAAGTTTTTTAATTACTAGTTTTGTAAGAACAGGAGGAACACCATCCAAATCAAATAAATCATCAGGTACTGACTCTTTGAGAGCAAAACTTAAAATTGCGATTGAGGAAGAAAATTTCGAAGAAGCGGTTAAACTTAGAGATGAGATTAAAAAACTTGAGTCAAATCAAGACACCATTAACAAACTTGAGTTGGAACTTAAAAAGTCAATTGAAGAACAAAATTTTGAAAGGTCGATTGAATTACGAGAAGAACTGAAAAAATTAAAATCTTAAACGAAACCCTCACCAAATGGTGGGGGTTTTATATTTATAATAAAAACCTGTATAATATGGCAATAGTAAAAGAAGAAATTATTGGAACAAAAATTAGAAATGAAATTAAATCTTCAAATCTAAAATCAACAGAATACGATACGGAAACTAAAGAGTTGGTTGTTGAATTTAACAATGGATTCAAATATAAGTATGAGGGAGTTCCTCATCAGACCTACACAAGACTAAGATTATCTGAATCACAAGGTAAATTTTTTACAACGGATATTGCAAAGAAATTTCCATATAAAAAACTTTAAAGTTCATACTATTTATTAAAGATGAGTAATTTTAAAAAAATTCTTGATAGTTTTTCTGTAAAAGAAACCTTGAACCCAAAAATATGGGAAAATCCTGACGATGCTAGCAAATCGGTTATGAAACCGAAAGTTAGAAAGGCTCTTATGAAAATTGCGGAAAAATTTGTTGAATTTTTAGGTGAAGATATATTTGTCGATAACATTCATCTTACGGGTTCTTTATCAAATTACAACTGGTCTGAATTTTCGGACTTTGATTTACATATTGTAATAGATTTCAACCAATTTGGAAAACAATCTGAATTGTATAAAGAATTATTTAATTTGAAAAAACAAGTCTTTAATGACAAACATAATATCAAAATTTTTGGATATGATGTTGAATTATATGCCGAAGATTCAAAAGAACCTCATTATAGTTCCGGAGTTTATTCCATAATGAATAATGAATGGATTAGTAATCCAAAAAAATTCAAAGAAAATGTTGATAAGTCAGTTCTTGAATCTAAAATAAAAACTTGGGTTGAGAAGATAGAAACCGCAATTGAGGAGGAAAAAGATTTGGAAGGTTTGAGAAAAAAATTGAAAGAATATCGACAATGTGGGTTGGAAAAAGATGGTGAGTTAGCATACGAGAATTTGGTTTTCAAGTTTTTAAGAAGGTCAGGACACATCCAAAAATTATTTGATACTTTAAATAAACAAACAGATAAAGAATTATCCATAGAAAGAACAATTCAAGAATAATTAAATTATTTGAATTATTCATATATTTATAAAGAAAATAATATATATGCCAACATATTCAGCAAATTCACAATACGATTATTCAATCGCGATTTTAGGTAATTTTAGTGGAGGTTCTACTACTCAAGGAGGACCAGTTAATGCAGTTGCACCACATCCAATTTACACTGACGAAGTAGGTAATGAATATGTTCAGTTAAACGCAATCACTTTAGGTGGATTTAACGGGTTAAATAATTAAACTAAAAAACTAATAAAAATATGTCAGGATTAAAACCAATTGGTAGTGAAAAACTAACAGGCCAAGATAAGATAAATAGAATTATGGAAATTGCTCGTTTCAAAGAGACAATTCCTCAAACTATTAATGAAACTGCAAAGTCAGAGTATTCTATATCTCTTGCGGACGGAAACAATTATCAAATTGTTAGAGAAAGACAAGGTTATATTATTAAAAAAACAATTACCGAGTCAGAAACTGATTATATTGAACCGATGAAAAATAGAAAATATTATTCATCATATTCTCAAGCCTTTAAAAGATTGAACCTTTTGGCGGGTGAATTAAATCGAATTAATGAGAACGAAGAAGGTCTTTCATTATATGGTGAACAAAAAAAATTCACATTAAAAACACCAAAACCTGCAACACCGGCAATTGAAGCTCCGGCTCCACCGGCGGAACCACCAGCGGTTCCATCACCTGAATTACCACCATCACCAATGGATGGAGGTGAAGATATGGGAATGGATGACATGGGAATGGAATCCCCTGAAGGTGAAGATATGGGAATGGATACTGAAGTAGAAGATATTGATGTTGAGGTAGACGGAGATAATGAAAGTCAAGTTACTTTCAAATCCATTCAAAAACTTACAGGTAAATTAACTCAAAAAATTAGAACTCTTGAAAGTCAAGAAGGAATGACTTCAGAAGACATCAAGTATGTTATCAACATGGTATTATCTTCATTTGATTTAAATTCATTATCTGAAGAAGATACTGAAGATATCTTGTCTAAATTTGAAGAAGATACTGAAGATTTGGGTGGTGATGATATGGACGGAGAAGACATGACTGATGATAGTGAAGTTGAAGATATTCAGGCGGATATGGACATTCCAATGGAAGGTGAAATGGACGAAGATATGTACGGTTCATTCGGTAATATGAGAAGAAAAGATTTCAGAGGTGACAATTATTATGATGAAAACGATAGACCTGCTAAAGATTTTGATATAATGGGAATTGGTGGAGATGATAATTTTGATACTGAAGAATTTGAAACTTTCCAACAATTATATGACAAATACGGAGACAAACAAAAATGGTTTGGTGGAACAAGTGGTGAAAGAATGTTTAATCTTTATAAAGAAAAAACAGGAAGACCATTTAAAGTGAAAACCAGAAAATCTGAAATGGATGAAGATGATTCGTATGATTATGATAATGAAGAATTTGATGAATATAAATGGTTATTTAGTAAAAGAGGTGATGATGATGATTTTGAAGATACTTTTGAATCAGAATGGTTAGACAGTCTTAATAATCAAATGAGTGGTGAAGATTACGAATTTGAATTAAATAGAAAAAATAGAAAAGACAACGAGCATCCATTAAAAATTAACCCAAGAAAATCAATCAGTAAAGATAACCAAGGGAATGGAGCAATATTTGATGGTATATTCGGAGAGTCAAAAGTTGATAAAGTTATTTCAAAATATTTCGAACATACAAAAAAAGAAATTAGAGAGAGTCAAGAAAAACAAGTTGAAAAGACTTTAAGAAAAAAAACTCAAGTAAAACAAATAATGGATTCTGTTGTTAAAATGACCGAAACTGTTGAGCAAGAATTGTCAGCTGAGAAATTTTTAAAAGAAAATACGGGTTGTAATTTTGTTGGAAAAACAAATAAAAAGAATTTAGTTTTTGAAACTAAAAAAGGACAAATTAAAATTACACCGACAGGAGAAATTATATGAGTTATTTAATTTATGTTAATGGACTTGGTCCTAACTATAAAGGAGATAATTTATACGAATTCATTTTTTCGGATAGTTTGGATGTTTGGGGAGAATCGTGGGAAAATAAACCTTGCAATGGATATCCGTCACCACCCGAATTACAATATATTAAGAGAGTAGGAGTTTTGAGAAATACTGATGTTAAATTAGAATTAATTCAAAACTCCGATTTTTTTTCTATGATAGACTCGATGGATGATGTGGTTGCCTTAGCGTGGGAGCAAGATGAAACAGAAGGACAAAAAAGATTAGTATTTAGATTTGGTTGTTCTGAAGATGAAATAAAAAACAAACTAAATGAACGAGATTTAGTATTAGAATTTGAAAAAAAATTAATATATGAGAATTAACAGAAAAGCCCTTAAATTGATAGATAAAGGTTTATCATCCAAAACGGTTAGTAAATTAACTGAAACACAAATTAATGTTTTGTATTCAAGAATGATAAGTGAGACGGAAGTAAAGGTTAGTAGTAAAAACCCAAATGCCGCTCAAATCGCTAAAGATATGAATGCTAAAGGAGTGTCAGTGACTATGACCGAAAAAGAAATTGAAGAAGATGATACTTTAAATGTGGTTAATGACCCAGACGCAACTGAAGATGGTATGGGTATTTTTGAAAAAGATTATAAAGATGGGCCAAATCCTTGGGCCATTTGTCACGCACAAGTAGGTCCTAAAAAGACAAGAAAATTTGAAAGATGTGTGATGGCGGTAAAAAAACAATTGAAAGAAGGAAAAAATCCATTATCTTTGTTCCTTGAAACTAAAATAGAAAAAATTGTGGAAAAACATTTACCTCCAAGAATAACAAAAGGTGATTTATTAAAAGTAATCTCTGAATCTCAGCCGGCAGGTGAACCTGCTTCACCTAAAAGAAAAACAGATTTAGGTAAGAAACCAGTGTCTCCTAATGTTAAGAGACGTGAAACTAAAGAACAGGCAACTGCACCGGCACCGGCAAAACCAGCAACAAGACCAAGTACTAAACCAACAGAAAAGCCGAAAGAAAAACCATTTAATCCGGGAAAAAATCCCGCACCGGCGGTTAAACCAGCTCCAAAGGCTAAAAAAAGAGAGACAAAAGAACAGGCAACTGCTCCGGCAAAACCGGCAACGAGACCAACAACAAAACCAACAACAACACCAAAAGAAAAACCATTTAATCCGGGAAAAAATCCCGCACCGGCGGTTAAACCAGTTCCAAAGGCGGGTAAAATTAACCCCGAGACTGCAAAAGAAAAAGTAATTGACACAATAATGAAAATTTTAGAAAAATAATATATGAGAAAGAAATTCAACGAACAAATAGATTATGGGGATAGACCCGAAAGAATGGACCCGTACTTGGTACAAAAATTAGTTAGTCCTGAAAATCTTTATGCAAGTAATCCTGCATTAAGAGGAGGTAGTGAGGATGTTCAAAAATTGGTTAGTAAAAGGTTTCAGAAAGTTGCTCAAAAATTAAGTCAAGTAACCGGAATTGAAGACCTTAGTTCTCAACAAGTTCAACTAATGGTTTATCAAGAGATGATGAGAAAAGTTCCTAATATTATGAGTATTGAGGCTAGACATAGAGATGAATTAATTCAATTGGCAATTGAAGCTTCTTTGGATGAAAGTGAAACACCTCAAGACCGGTATCAAATTGAAGCTAATTTAGGTATGCCGGACACATCTAATTTTAGATTTGAACCTGAAGACGAGGAAGACGAGGAAGAAGATGATGAGGAAAATAAACCAAGTTTTCCATCTTTTGATATTGAAGATTTGACTGATGAAGAAATTTTAGAGTTAGAAAAACATAAGAGAAACATTATCAATGCGATTATTCAAGGTGCAGCAAAAAAAGGTCATTACCTTTTCCAAAAACCGGAAATAAAATCAAGATTAGACGCAATTAATCCATCATTATATAATGATTATTTAGGTATTATGGCAATCAACGATTTCCTGTATTTTACTATGGAACAAATGATTGAAATGATGAGTAAAACAGGTCAAGGAATTGCAGGTAAAGTTGAATTAGGTAATGCTGATAAGGATGAAGATGGTGAAGGTGGTGAAGGTGGTGAGAACCAACCTGATATTAAAATCATTGCGACAGGTCTTATATTTCCAATACTTTGTCATGAGATTATAAAAGGTTTAGAAGAAGCCAAAGGAAAATACGGGTATCCTAAAGACCCAAAATTAGCGAATAAAGTTTTAGGTCAAACAGACACTTTAAGTAACGAACCAATGCAATTAAGGATTGGGCCTGAAATAGTTGAGAGAATTAGATTTGCATTACCAGATGAAATGTTCGACCCTGACAATAAAGGGTTGATTAACTATTTTCACATCTTATTATACCGGATAGAAGCTAAAGAGTTTTTAGAAGTAATTGGAAATGTAATTTCTGACGATAAATCAAAAGTCAAACTAGCAACAAACAGATTTAAAGAAATCGTTAAAGAAGCAATGGTTTTGAAACAACAGTTTGAAGATTATAAAGAAAGTCAAGGTTATGAATCTGAGGATGATGATTCAAACGATTCTAACGATGACGATGATGACATGTTAGATGACTTTTTAAGTGACTTAGGGATACCTAGAGCACCAAGAAATTAATGTGTGAACAGAGAACAATTAATAATTGAAGTTACGAAGTGTATGAGGAATACTCCTTACGCACTTCGAACTTACTTACAAACTTACGATAATACCGTATCCAAATACGTCCCATTGGACTTATTCCCCGACCAAGTCAGTTTAATAGAAGATTACGATAGGTATAACGAGAATATTGCGTTAAAGTATCGTCAGGCGGGTGTATCCACAGTTACCGCCGCTTGGATATCAAAAAGATTAGTTTTTGCGAAGAAAAACAAACCTGAAAAAATCCTAATCATTGCCAACAAATTGGACACATCAGTTGAGATGGCCAATAAGGTGAGAGGATTTACCGAACAATGGCCGGCATGGGTCGGAGTTACTTTCTCAAAAGAAAAAAACTCGCAAAGACACTTTAAACTTAGTAATGATTGTGAAGTAAAGGCGGTAGCAACATCAAAAGATGCCTTGAGGGGTTATACCCCAACCATTCTTGTATTTGACGAGGCGGCGTTTATCGAAGCGGATTCAGACTTTTGGTCAGCGTGTATGGCGTCCTTATCTACAGGGGGTAAAGTTATTGTGGTATCCACTCCAAACGGATACGACCCGATTTATTACGAAATTTACGACCAATCATTAAGAAATATGAACGATTTCAAAATATCTGAAATGTTTTGGTATCGTGACCCGAGATATACAAAAGATTTGTATATGGTTAAAACCAATGACTTAGTTCATTACTTGTTAAATCGAGAAGAATATTCTGAAAAAGATATTATCAATTTATCGATGGAAAATCCGTATGAAAGAGACCATTCGGTTGTAACTGATTATATATCTCAAGGATATAAACCATGTTCCGCATGGTTTGAGGGTATGGTTAAAAAGTTAAAGTTTGACCGAAGAAAGGTGGCTCAAGAGTTAGAATGTAACTTCTTGGGTTCCGGTGATAACGTATTTGAGTCTGAATTAATGCAGAATATTTCAAAAAATATGTTACGTGAACCACGAGCTAAACTTATGGGTGGTTCGTTATGGATATTTGAAGAACCTGTGAATGGTCATAAATATGTTATGGGAGTCGATGTGTCAAGAGGAGATTCTGAAGATTTCTCGTGTATACAGATTATTGATTTTGACACCAGAGAACAAGTATTGGAATATGTTTCAAAAGTTCCACCTGATGTGTTGGCGGAGATTGCGTATAAATGGGGAACAATGTATAATGCCTATTGTGTGATTGATATCACCGGAGGTATGGGAATTTCCACCGCAAGAAAACTACAAGAGTTAAATTATCAAGGAGGTTTATATGTTGATAATGTTGACACAAGTAATAAGTGGAAATGGGACCCGAAAATAAACGATAAAATACCTGGTATTAACTTTAATTCAAAAAGAGTTCAGATTATCGCAGCGTTTGAAGAAGGCGTTAGACATGGGTTCAAAGTATACTCAAATAGACTATACAATGAAATGAATACGTTTGTCTATGTGAATGGTAGACCCGACCACCAAAAAGGTCATCATGATGATTGTATTATGTCTGTATCCATGGCGTTATATGTTGCGGAAAAGTCATTCCAATCAATAGAAAAAGTTACCAATCATACAAAAGCGATGTTAAATTCATGGGCGACGACCGTAAATGAAAATAAAAACTCATCTGATTTTTTCAACCCTATGGTTCCTCAAATGGGTAGGAATGGTAATTTAAGTAATAACGGTGATGCGACAAAGGGTGATTATCAAAAATATGGATGGTTATTTGGTTCACGATAAGTATTTACATTACTGAGGAAACAAGTTAATTTATATTTTAATACTATAAAATATATGGAAAATACTATTAATAATTTATATAAGACTGAGTCATTTGATACCGATTTATTTATTGTTGAAGAACAATATAAAAAACAAGAATTTACACAAACAATACTCTATCAATTAAACAATGGAGAAATAAATGAAGGTTTATCACAAGAATGTTTAAATAAAATTAACCCGTTACTATCCAATGATAAATTATTAGTTTGTACTTTACCCGTTGTTAAGTATGGGGTAAACGTATATTCTGTTGACGACAATAATTCAATAGAAGACATTATTAAACATATTAATGAAGATAAGTTTGTTTTGTTGTTTGGGGCAATCGCAATTGATGGAGTTTTAAAATTTAAAAGCAGATTATTATAAATTCACCATTAATTTCTGTTGAAAATAATCCATCTACTGAATTATATTCAGTATTTTTTTTTTTATATTCTTGTTGTCTCATTATGTGTAATGTCAAATTATTGCAAAAATGTCTTATTAATGTAAATATTCAAAGGTTACCAAAAATACATTTGGTTATTTGATACTAGGTAACTATTTATATTATCAAGGTAATTAGTAAATTTATATTATGAGCGAAAACAATCTTACGGTCTGGCAAAGGTTATCCAAAACATTCGGACCAAACTCTTTATTAAAACAAGACTACCCAACTTTTAAGTTTGATAAAAAAGAACTTTTAAGAACAACAAATAGAGATGATTTTGAAAGAGAAAAACTTCAAGCCCAACAAACATATTATTTAACAAACCAATGGGCTAAAGTTGAAAATAATTTATATTCTCAAGCAATATATTACGAACCAACAAGATTATCGGCCCAATACGATTACGAATCTATGGAATATACTCCGGAAATTTCCGCGGCGTTGGATATATATTCTGAAGAATCCACAACGACAAATGAAGACGGGTTTATTCTTCATATTTATTCAGAATCAAAAAGAATTAAATCTGTTTTAGCAGATTTATTCAATAATTCCCTTGATATTAATACCAATTTACCAATGTGGACAAGAAACACGTGTAAATATGGTGATAACTTCGTTTACTTAAAATTAGACCCTGAAAAAGGTATTATTGGTTGTCAACAATTACCAACAATTGAAATTGAAAGACATGAAATTGGTGTTTCAGGTAGAATTTCACAAGATATTACAAAAGAAAAAGATGAGGATAAAAAAGCCCTTCACTTTACTTGGAAAAATAGAAATATGGAATTCCAATCATGGGAAGTTGCCCATTTTAGATTATTGGGTGATGACCGAAAACTTCCTTATGGTACTTCTATGTTGGAAAAAGCAAGACGTATTTGGAAACAATTATTGTTATCTGAAGACGCGATGTTAATTTATCGTACATCAAGAGCACCTGAAAGAAAATTGTTTAAAGTATTTGTTGGGAACATGAACGATGATGATGTTGAAGCATATGTTAATCGTGTTGCAAACAAATTTAAAAGAGAACAAGTTGTAGATTCAAAGACAGGTAATGTCGATATGAGATTTAACCAAATGGCAGTTGACCAAGATTATTTTATTCCTGTTCGTGACCCTGCAGCACCAGACCCAATCTCAACATTACCAGGAGCGACAAATTTATCGGAGATTGCTGATATAGAATACATTCAAAAGAAATTATTAACAGCACTTCGTGTTCCTAAAGCATTTTTAGGATTTGAGGAAGTTGTTGGTGATGGTAAAAACTTATCATTACAAGATATTCGTTTTGCGAGAACTATTAATAGAATTCAAAAAAGTATGATTGCGGAGTTAAACAAAATTGCAATCATTCATCTATTCTTGTTAGGTTTTGAGGATGAATTACAAAACTTTACATTAGGACTAACTAACCCATCTACACAAGCAGATTTACTAAAAATCGATGTTTGGAAAGAAAAAGTTTTATTATATAAAGATTTAGTTGCAGACCCAGGAAATGGTATCCAACCGACATCATCAACGTGGGCTAAGAAACATATATTCGGATGGTCTGATGAAGAAATTAGATTGGATTTACAACAACAAAGAATTGAAAGAGCGGTTGGTGAAGAACTTAAAGCAACACCTACGGTTATTTCTAAAACAGGTATATTCGATAATATTGACAAGTTGTATGGTAACAATGGAAAACCTACTGCTCCGGGAGAAACTCCACCTGAAGGAGAAGAACCACCAATGGGAGGCGATATGGGAGGATTACCACCAATGGGAGGAGAAGAACCACCAATGGGAGGAGAAGAAACGCCTCCACCACCAATGGGAGGAGAAGCGGAAGTAACACCAGAATCAAAAAATAAAAATATGAATTTATTGATTGAGACGAATTTTTTAGAAGGTTCCAAAATCCTTGATTTAGGTCAAGGTCAAGATTCTTTGGGAGAAATTTCAAAAGAATTGGATAAGTTATTAAATTCATAATATTTATAAACAAAATGTACTATAATGACTTTCGGACAATTTAAATCTTTAATAGAGAAAAATCTTATTGAATCCTATAATAATGAAAAGGAGTTCAAAAAATTTTTAAGAGAATTCAAACAAAATGTTTTGAATAATAAACATATGTCAAAGTTATATTCATTGTATGACCAATTGAGTTTACCTCAAGGGTTAAATGAATCTGATGCAAAAGATTTTTTAGAGGAAGGTATTACACTAATCCAACAAATATTACCAAATATTAAATTACCGAAAACCTTATCGGAAAATATCATAAACAAATATTCTGATATTGATTCACTTGTTTATTCTAAAAAATTGAATTTATTAGAAAGAGTAAATTCAAAAAAGAGTATTCTTAATACATTAGTTACTCAAACCGAAGACACGATTAAAGAATCGATTAATATACCATTAAAATCAATGGTAAGTATTGCGAATCAAACATTACAAAAATATATTGAGTCATTAGACGAATCATCTAAAAAAGAATTTATTAAATTAATTTCTGAAGACACAAAAACTCTTGAGACTAAGTTTGAAACTATCCGAGAAAGTGCGATTAATAAACTTAACACTATGTTGGAAAACGAAAAAGAGTTCGAATTAAAAACAAAATTATCAGAAACAATAGATAAATTAAAAACAGAAAAATTCGACCAATTAAATTTTCTTAAGTTAAAAACTTTAGAAGAATCAATCTAAAGAGTTTTTAATTTTTTGAGTAAAAGATGCTTTCTGTATCTGCGTTCTCCTCACAATAGATTTTTTAACAAATTCTTTCTTACTTAAAAGAATTTTATTTTGTTGAGTTTTGTTAACTTTGTATTTATAAGCTTTTAATGCTTTCTCAATTCCGTCGTTTGTTACTTTTACTATTATCATATATTACAAATATATCGAATATTTGAAAAATCTTTGACTATTATCATTTTTTTTGTTATTTTTTTAAAAAATAAACATGAGTAATATAAATTATGAATGAAAAAAGGAAAAAGTGTAAGGTTAAACCTATTTAATCCAATTAAATCGGTGTATGGTACCGTAGATTCCACAAACTTAAAATCAATATACATAAACATTCAAACATGGGTATCCCCAAAATCAGACTACAATAATTGGAGTCGAATTGTTAGTAATTTAAATAAAGAAATCAAAACTTCTGTTTTTAATTCAATCGATAAAGATTTATTTAAAGACTATACAATCGTTGATTTAGATTTAAGAAGTAGTGGTTTATCTCCCGGAAAAAAGTCATTCTTAAATTTAGAAGTTAATTTGTATCCAACGAAAGAGATTGACTTTAAATGTCCTGAATTAAAAGAATCTATTAAAGAAATAATTAAAAATATTGTAAGAGAAAATGTAACGGAAAACGAATTCTTTACTTTTTCTTCATCAAAAAATAAATAAAGATAATATATTGATATATTTATCTTAAAAACTATTGATGAAACAATTACGAATATTAGAAGCAAATGAAATTGGTCACGGTATCCTAATCGAAACGGACGCAGGATGGGTATCACCAAAAGATATACGAAATGCCGACATTCTAAAAGAATCCGCAAATTTGGACTACAGAAATCCGTTTGAGTTCTATGCTGTGTTACAGAAATATGACACCCCAAATAGAAATGGAAGATTTTACCCTGAAAGGATATTAAAAAGAGAAGCGGATAATTATAAAAAGGCTATCGCAAAAGGATTATCCACCTCAGAACTTAATCACCCGGAATCATCTTTAATCGATTTGGACCGAGTATCTCACATCATTACAGATATTTGGTGGGACAAAAATATATTGATGGGAAAACTTAAATTATTAACATCACCGGGATTCCACGAAAGAGGTATCGTATCCACCAAAGGAGACCAAGCGGCTAACCTTATGAGACAAGGTGTAACTATGGGAGTTTCTTCAAGAGGGGTAGGTTCTTTGAAGAAGGTCGGTGAAAGAAATGAAGTTCAGGATGATTTTGAATTAATTTGTTTTGACTTAGTTTCATCTCCATCAACACCGGGAGCTTATTTATTCAATAAACCTGAGGATAGAGAAAGATATGAAGAGAATTTAGAAGAAGAAAAAAAATATAAATCACCGGAAAATTCAGAATTTCAATCGAAAGGGGTTGACTTAATGAGGAAGTTAACCGATTATTTAGGAAAATAAATTTAAAAATATGGAAGAAAAATTTTTTGTAGCAAAAGTTCAATACGATTTACCTGATGACAATACAGGTAAGATTAAAAAAATTAGAGAAGAGAAACTTGTAAAGGGATATTCAGTAACTGATGTTGAAGCAAAGGTTACCGAGAAATACCAAGGTTTTGCTAACGAGTGGAGAATAACTTCAGTTTCGGAGAGTAAAATAGATGAAGTTATTGATTAATCTAAAACAAAAAAATAAATTGGTTTATTTAAACCAATTAAGTTAAAGTGGTCTATTTAGACCACTTTTTTTATTTCCGGGAATATTTATATAATACATAAACCTATAAAAATAAAAAAAATAACATTTCCCTACCAATAAATGGGATTTTTATTTTTTTGGTAATATTTATTAGGTAAAATAAATATATTTCCTATATGAGTGAAAACAAATTAGTTCAAGAGGCTCTTATTCAAATGAAACAAGTTGAAGAAGCTATAGCCGAAAATGCAAAAGGAATACTTGCTTCTACAATGAAGAAAGAAATCAATCAATTAGTAAAGGAATCTCTTTCTGAACAAGATGAAGAAGATGAGGTTGAATTAGATACTGATATCGATATGTCAGTTGATAACGATGACGTAGAAATGGACATAGACATGGATGATATGGATTCTTCTGATGAAGATGATATGGAAATTAGCATGGATATGGACATGGATTTTGAAGACGAAGAAACTCCAATCGACTTAACTAACGCATCTGATGAAGAAATCTTAAAAGTATTCAAAGCGATGGGTGAAAATGATGGTATTATCGTAAAAAAAGACGGTGGTGATGTTCATTTAACTGATAGTGACGCTGATGTTGAATATCTTGTAAAACTTGGTGAATCTGAGGAAGACATGATGGAAGAAGATGACATGGAAGAACTTGACGAAGAAGATGACGACATAATGGAAGAGTATGATGACATGGAAGAACTTGACGAAGAAGACGAAGATGTTCAGAGTGTTATTGATGCTATTTTTAGTGGTGATATGTCAGACATTGGAGAAGAAATGGATGAAGAAGACATGGATGAAGTTGTTTACGAAATCGAAATGGACGAAGAAGACATGGACGACGAAGTTGTTTATGAAATCGAAATGGAAGACATGACTAATGAAACCTACAAACCTAAAGGTGTTGGAATTGGTAAAGGTCCTAAATTCTCTTACAAAGACAAAGCTGCAGGAGGATTTAAAGAAGACAAAAAACAAGGTCCAAAAACAATGGGTACCGGAAAAGCTAAATTCGAATATAAGAAAGGTGCGAACATGGAAGGTAAATCCAAAGTTGTTAAATCTGAAACTAAAGAAGGTAATTACACAACTAAAAAAGGAGACACTCTTAAAAGAAAGGCTTTCGAAAAAGAAGAAACTAAGGAAGCGGCAAGAACCTATGGAATGGGTTCTAAAGAAGGTAGAGGATTAAGAAAAGGTATTACACCTAACAGAAATTTTGCTTATGGTAAAAATGGTGTTAAAACTGAATCTACTCAAGAAGAAGTTAGTATGTTGAGACAAAAGAATGATGAGTATAGAAAAGCATTAAATGTTTTCAGAGAAAAACTTAATGAAGTTGCTATATTCAATTCAAACTTGGCTTACGCTACTAGATTGTTCACAGAACATTCAACAACTAAAAAAGAAAAAATAAATATCCTTAGAAGATTTGACGATGTTGAGACTTTAAAAGAATCTAAAAATCTTTATAAGTCAATCAAAGATGAGTTAGCTAAGGTAGAAACAAAATCAATAAACGAATCAGTAGGTACTAAATTAAATAAAACCGTATCTACAGGTTCATCAACTACTCTAATTGAAACTAAAACCTATGAGAATCCACAATTATTAAGAATGAAGGATTTGATTAGTAAGTTGGGGTAATAAAAAATAAATTTAAAACAAAACAATACTAAAATGGGAGCATTATTAGAATCAGGTCTTGTAGGTAACATTGGTTTAAAACACCTTAAAGTTATTAAAGAAGACACAATCAACAAATGGGATAAATTAGGATTCTTAGAGGGTCTTAAAGGTCACATGAGAGAAAACGTAGCACAATTATACGAAAACCAAGCATCATATTTAATTAATGAGGCATCATCTACATCTGATACAGGTGCATTTGAAACAGTGGTTTTCCCAATCGTTAGACGTGTATTCTCTAAATTATTAGCGAACGACATCGTTTCAGTACAGGCAATGAACTTACCAATCGGTAAATTGTTCTACTTTGTACCTAACATTCAGGCGTACACTGAAGATTCAACATCAACTAATGGTATCCACCGTAAACCTTTTGGAGCACCAGGATATGACAACGCTATTGATGGTCCTAACGGTCCAGGAAGTGGTTATGATTATAACAACACTAAAGACCTTTATGATAGATTTTATGAAGGTAACGAACCGGCATTAGACCCACCAGGTTTATTTGATTATTCTAAAGGACAGTTTTCTGCAATTACCGCACCAACTACTTCGGTTGTTACTGCACAGTGGAATAGTAATACAGGTAATTTGGAACCAGCGGCTTATAACAGTGTTACCGGAGGAACTGATGGTAATGGTAGTTATAGAAAAGTATTACTTATTATGTCAGGATTTTCACAAGTTGCTGGCGGAAAGTTAATTGGACCTGATGGTAACCCAATAGATACTGAGTCGTTTTTATCTGACTTAACTATCAAAGGTGCCGCAGGAAACACAACAACATCGGCAAACGTAAATAACCCTTATTTATTTAGAGTTGTAACTCAAAGATATGGTAAAGGAATTGTACAATACGGTAATAATAACGCTACTGCGTCATTCCCTTCTAGTTTAACAGACGGTGGTCAATATGATAACATATGTGACGTTAATGGTTTTATATATTTAGAAGTTGATTTACAAACACCTGTATGTATTACTTGTGGTGGTTCATTAGACGGTTACACAGGTTCAACATTTTCGTCTAATACAGTGGCAAATAACGCATTTGTTGCAACTTACAGACTTTACAAAAACTTAGAGTTTGAAGATAGAATTGGTGAGGTTTCTTTTGACCTTCAATCAGTAACTGTTTCTGTAACAGAAAGAAAATTAAGAGCTCAATGGTCTCCTGAAATGGCACAAGACGTTGCGGCTTTCCATAACATTGACGCTGAAGCTGAGTTAACTGCATTGTTATCTGAGCAAGTTGCGGCTGAAATCGACCGTGAAATCTTAAGAGATTTACGTAAAGGTGCGGCTTGGAACTTGAGATGGGATTACAATGGTTGGAAACGTCTTGGTTCAAGTGCAGTTCCTTATACTCAAAAAGATTGGAACCAAACTTTAATCACAGCTATCAACCAAATTTCAGCTCAAATCCACAAATCAACGTTGAGAGGTGGAGCTAACTGGATTGTTGTTTCTTCTGAAATCAGTGCTATTTTTGATGACTTGGAATATTTCCACGTATCAAACGCGGCTCCTGAACAAGACCAATATAACATGGGTATTGAAAGAGTTGGAACATTAGCAGGTCGTTACCAAGTATATAGAGACCCTTACTTCCCACCTAACCAAGTGTTAATGGGACACAAAGGAACATCTTTATTAGATACAGGTTACATCTACGCACCATACGTTCCATTACAATTAACTCCTACAATGTACAATCCGTTTAACTTTACACCAATCAAAGGTATCATGACTAGATACGCGAAGAAGATGGTCAACAACAGATTTTACGGAAGAATTACTGTTGATGGTGTTAGAACATTCGATTTAAGAGAATTGAGATAATCAAAATCTTAAAATTTTTAATAAAAAAGGGACTATATGTCCCTTTTTTTTATGTCTTTATTTTAATAATAGGTTTTTTGGTATAATTGTTGTATATTTATATTATATGAAAAAATTTATACCAACAGAAGAAGAACTAAAAAATATACTTAAAATGTATAATGAAGACCTTTTGGGGTCTCATACTATAGCAGAAAAAACAGGAATTAGTAAACCAACAATTTTAAAAGTATTAAAAGAAAATGGTGTTGTTATGGGACCATCCGGTAGAAGATTTCTTGGTGGTAAAAAAGCGTCAGATAAACGAACTTATTATAAACATAAAGAAAAAAAATTAGAATATCATAAAAAATGGTATTCAGAAAATAAAGAAAAATGGAATGAATACATTAAAGAATATAGAGAAAAGAATAGAGATAAGATTAGACAATTAAGACGTAATTACGAAAAAACTCGTAAAGCCAATGACCCCCTCTATAAATTAATCAGTAATTTTAGAACTGCGATATATCAGGTATTAAAAGAAAACCGGGTCGATAAGAATCAATCATATTTTGATGTGTTACAATATACTCCTGAACAATTAATCGTTCATTTGGAAAAACAATTTACCGAAGGAATAACATGGGAAAATTATGGTGAATGGCATGTTGACCATAAACTACCTATCTCGTCATTTAATATACAAAAAATGGGAGATAGTGAATTTATGAAATGTTGGTCATTAGAAAACCTACAACCAATGTGGGGTGAAGAAAATATTCGAAAATCAAATAAAATTTTTAACGATTAAAAAAAAATACATTATCTTTGTGGTCTAAATTATAATCATTATGAAAAAAATAATTTCAATTATCCTATCATTAATCATCACCACAATTTCATTTTCTCAAGTAATTACATTTGAGTTAGATGAGATACAATTATTCAAGTGTCCTTCAAACCTAAGTATTAACGAAGCGTCAAGATTAGATAAACTTGAGTATTTTGATTTGAATAAAATTAGAAAACATGTTTGGACAATTGATTTAAACCAAAATACATTCAAGGTTGGAAAGAAAATTATTACAATAATAAGTTCAGATACAAATTCAAACGAAAAATGTATTTACATTGAGTTTTTGGACCCCAAAGGTGAACTACATAAATTAGCAATTGGGACCGAAACAGGAACAAATAAAGATATTGTTATTGTAACAAAATTAGATAAAGACCCCAATTATAAAAAAGGTTATTTTGGATATCCAATCAATTTAAAAACAAAATTCTAAATTAAAAAAAAATTCTAAACTCTAAATTTATTATATATATGAAAAAGATAATTTCAATCGTCCTGTTTTTATTTGTAACGTCAGTTTCATTTTCTCAAGTAATTACATTTGAATTAGATAGTACTCAATGGTTTAAGGCTCCAATAGAAACATCATTTGGTAGTTTAGAAGACTTAAAATTAATTGAATATTTGGATATTAAATCCGTTAAAACAAAATGGGTGATTGATACTAAATCAAAAAAAGTTAGTATAAATGGTACTGATGCTACTTTAATTGAGTATAGACAAAATAACGAAGAAAAATGGATATACTTAAGTTATTTAACCAAAGGTGGAAAGATTTGGAAAGTTGCAATATATAAAGAGAAAGATACTTTATTTGACACTGTTTTAATAACAACACTTGAAAATATGGTATCTCAATTATGTTCTTTTGGTTATCCGACTAATCTTGTGATACCTTAACCATAAGTTCCAACTTGTCTTAGTCTGTCATCAATAACTTTGGCAATAAATTGTTTAAGTATTGGTTCTCTACCTATTTTAGGTAAATTTTCCTCAAATAGTTTTAAAAAGTCTTTTGTAACATAGAATCCACTATTTTCTCTATTTAAATTACTTAAGTTATAATCTTGTATAAATTTTTTACCATTCATGTTTAATTTTGCGGCAACCCATAATCCGGCGTTAACTGTATTTAAAAATTGTTGAAATAAAACATAATTCGGTGATTTAACTTTTAATAATTGTTCTTTAGATAAACCAGGTGAATTACCATATTGTTTTTGCATAAAATCTTGAATTTGTACGTAATTACCCGAAGGATACCATTTCATATATTCCGGTAATTTTTTAGGGGTTATGACTTTAAACTTATTCTTATTACCCTCTCCTGTCGGTTTTTGCGTTAAATAATTTTGTGATGTATTGTAATTTCTATCCAAATATTCATCACTAACTTGCTCATTAACAATTCTTTTAACGATATTAATTAAGTCATTTTCACTTAAACGTATTACTTTTTTCATTTTTGGTTTTTTATATAAATATCTTATTTATCTAAAATAACTCTATCATATATTTATAAATAGATTTTAGTTTATCAGTCCCCAGCCATAACGAGCTGTAGAGTATTCACGGACACGAAGGTATTGGTAACATAGTCATTAACTATTGTAAAATTTAAAGAAATGAATTACACAACAAAACAGGTGGGTAAACCGACTGCCCATATCACAAAGAAAAAGTCGCGTCTTAAAGTCTATAATGGTCATATCGTATTCCTTAACGATAAAGACAATTTCGAATTCGAAATTCATAATCCAACCCAAAAATCGGTTCTCTGTAAAATCAAATTGAATGGTGAATACATATCATCTAATGGTATTGTCGTTCGTCCGGGTCAAAGGGTGTTTTTGGAACGTTTCCTTGACTCAAATAATAAATTTGAGTTCAATACCTATGATGTTAAAAATACTTCCGAAAATCGGGAAGCAATTGAGTTAAATGGGGATGTTCAAGTTGAATTTTATGATGAACAAGTATTTTCATCATATGGGGGGTATTTAAACTTAAATGGTAATGTAACAACAACATTGGAAAATAGACCGGGTAATCCAAACTTAACAAATTCACCATATTATGGTGATATGACTTGGACAACTAGTTTATCATCGGTTTCGTATAATACTAATGCAAATTCAACATTAAATTTTGGTAATACTACTCCGACGGGACCAAATAAAAGGTCTATTGAAACCGGTAGAGTTGAGAAAGGAGGAAAATCCGAACAAACTTTTACAAACACATTTGAAAATTTTAATTATTTCACATCACATAAGGTTAAGTTCAAAATTTTACCTGTGAGTAATAAGAATGTTGAATCAAATGAAATTCGACAATATTGTACCGAGTGTGGTAAATCAGTTAAATTCAAATGGAAATTTTGTCCTTCTTGTGGTAATGAAATATAATAAATAAAAAAAGAGTCCCGTGAGACTCTTTTTTTTTATTTTAATCTTCTTAAAGATTTTGAAATAATTTCCGATTCGGTTAAAGAGAATATCCCATGTTTATACGCCATTTGAACGGCCCGTATTATCATAAACTTCGCCTGTTCATCTGTTAAGTTATCTATTAAGTTTTCAAGGTCTTCAGGTTTGTAAAGTGCAACCTCTTCAAAAAGGTATGCGATGGGTTGTTTTTCTTCTTCCATAATGTAATGTCAATATATTTATAGTAAGTATATGGAAAGAAATAGAATTAGTGAAGTTATTGATTCAGATAATGTTGTCAATGTAGGTTCCCCAGATGAAATTACTCATCAAATAACCGAACTATTAAAAGAAGATTTGGCGGTATGGTTTGGAACGAAGAAAAAACCAAAAGGTAGTAAACAACCAAAAGGCCCTTGGGTTAATATTTGTCGTAAGGTTGATGGTAAACATCCACCTTGTGGTAGACCTGAAGCAAAAGATAAAGGATACCCTAAATGTCGTGCGGCTGGAGTTGCAGGTAAGATGACAGATTCCGAAAAAAAAAGTGCTTGTCAACAAAAAAGAAAGGCCGAAAAATCAAACCCTAAATCGGGAACAGGTAACAAACCTAAAATGACTAGTTATAAACCAAAGAACGAATCTCTACGAGAAATTATTCTACAGGTCTTAAATGAGGTAAAAAACTCTTAATCGGAAGTATCTATCACCATCCTAACTTTAACCTCTCTGATTGAAGATATGGTATCTTTAGGTGCATCTACTTTAATAGATTTTTTAGGTTTATCTTCAATTATTTTTTTAACGGGAATTTTTTGATGACTATCAATTTCAGGATATTTTTCAATAACCTCAAATTTTGGCGTTTCAGGTTCAAGAATTAATGTTGATGTAACTTCATAAACACTATCTTGTTGTTGAGTTTCACCACTCTTTATAAAATTACTTACTTTCGGTCTAACATAATTGTAAATGTTAAACATCAAGGAGGCAAGTAATGAAACGACCACCACAATCATTAATATTCCTCCATATAATGTATTTTTGAATGCTTTATTTCTCATTATAATTTAGTTAAGATGTTTTTTAATGAATGTTGGATGTTTGATGTTATCTCTTTTTCAAATTCAATTCTTCGTCTTTCAACCTCATTATTAAAATAACTTGTTAAGAAGTCCCAAGACTTATCACTTAATAGAACATTGTAAGAATAAATGTGATTAATTACTTGGACATGGTTTGAATCCAAAATTACAAATATGTCATTTTCATCATTTCTAATATATTTCTTATTAGAAATTGGTGTTGACATAAGTGTAGAATTCTCTTTAATAATCAATTTTTTACAAATTGAAATACATTCAGATTCATATATTGTTTTTTGATTGTTTTGGAATTGTACCGTTCTCGCTAATGAGATGTATTTCTTTTGAACTTTCCTTTTTAATTTGTGTAATAAGTTTACCATAATACTTATGAATTAGTTTTTCATAATGATAAACAAAAAAAAACAAAAATAAAAAATATTTTTTAAAAATTAACAGTAAGGTGGTGAACAACTTTTTTTACCATCTAACCCTGGTTTTGTTCCTTGACATACCTGTACGCCGTAAGCATTACTATAAGCCGAGGGGTGAACTTTAAATTTACCCTTAGCGGCTGCTAAACCTCTTGAACAAAGTTTTGTACCCGCTTTTTTTTTACCTTCATAAATATTTTCATATTCCGCCTCTTCATATTCCATTTCATTTTTTAAGAAATCAAATACTTGGTCCATATTTGTTTTGGCCTCTGAAATATGGTCGTCAGCCCAATCGTGCCCATTTTGGATAATTCTGTTTATTTCTTCAGGGTCCATATCTAACATCATTTCAATTTGTCTTTTCATTTGTTGTAAATTTGAAAAGAACATATAATTTGCATTTTCAACCTCTTGTTCGTTAAGAACTTTTTTTACGATTCTGTTTAAATCTGACTCAGTCAATTTTACTACTTTTTTCATATTATGTTGTATAATTTTGTTTTTTATTAACGACACTAAATGTCAATTGTCTCTTATAAGTATCTTTCTCCCCTGAAGTATTCACCTGAATATCAACATAATATTGATTAGGTATTTTGTCTCTCATATCAAATATGAAATAATATTCATTTGGAGTTCTATTGATTGGCGTCCAATCTTGAACTAAAACTTCAGTAGTTCCTTCTTTTACGAACACTCTATAGAACGCTGAAACATTTTCCAAAGGAACTTGTCCTGTATATGCCTTTTTAATTGTAACACCAACCTTTCTAATATCAGTATTAAGGATTTGTTCATCTTGTAATATACCATAGAAATCAAAACCAAATTTTGACGGTTCTTTTGATTTGGAACCAATTTGTATTCCTGCGGTATATTGTTGTAGTGTGAATTGATTTGTCACGTTTGGAAGTGATTGTCCGTTAATTGTTAACCCTGACCAAATGTCATAAAATACACAAGGAGTTGGAGAACCCGAAAATCCGTTAGGAACGATTACTTCATAAATTCCTTTTGTTTTTAAACAAGTTTGTAATGTTGTCATTCCTGAAACCGCATCACCATTCCGGTCTTCAATTCTAACAACCGGGTCAGCATCTAAGTTTACAAAATCACCATTTTGGTAAACATATAAGTATAATTTGTTTTGTTGGTTTTTTAGAAATAAGTTTCTATCATCCTTTATTAAATCATCATAAGTTGTTTGTAAAAATGGTTGATAAAATGTTTGTGTGTGTCTTGAAAAGAATGCAACACTATAACTATCGGTTAAACCCGTAATATTTTCTATTTGGGGTAGATATGCAATTCCCCATCCTGTAACTCCGGTTATGGTTCCGTTTAAGATTCCGTTAATCTCCTCCGTCATATCCATTTCAAGGTCTTCATTCCCCAATTCGAAATGTTGTCTTGCGATTATGGTTAATTCCGAATAATTAACTACCCCCTCATTTTTATTATTGTATAGACCTTCTTGAGACCAATCACTGATTGTTGTTGTTTGAAACCAATTGGATGGTCGAGTGGAAAATGACCTACTATCAACATAAGTTAAAGGTGTTGAGTTTCCGGCGGGAGTACTTTGACTTACGTTAAAATCGGCATAATCGTATCCGACACCTTCATCCCAAAATTGGGGGTTTCCTGTTGAACCTGAAGTTTTTGGGATTCGAAATAAAATCAAATCAAATGATGTTGCTCGTCTTCTTTCATTTGACATCACAGTATTTAACAACTCATTATCAAATGAGGATGTATTTGTCATAAACAGACTATGTGTCATTCCTGTGGTACATCCTGTAGAAATAATTCCTGATGAAATATTTTCTCGTAATAATTCTAAATCTAAATCGAAAATAAATCGCGTAAATCCAAAATTTCGGGTAATGGTACTAGCATCCCCAAAATTCAGTTCAATAACAGGGTTTCTACCTGTATTGGTATAAGAATTTGATGTAATTGTATTATTCTTATTTATGTAAGACCTTAATATTGACATTAATTTTTATTTATAAATATCAATTAAGTCGAATATTGCGATTAAGAATTTTTGTTGAGGCGTTTTGTAGTTCAGTAAGTATGTCTTGAACATTTGAACCATCTTGTGTTATTGACACTGGTGCCAACCCAGGGTACGCATGAGTATGACTTAAAAGAAACCTCACTATCAAATTAATTAAATCTAAAAGTTCTTCACCTCTCACTAAACTTGATGTTTTTGGAAGTATCTCATCAACAAATTTATCTAAACTAATCCCATATAAAGTATCGTCAAAATTAATTTTTCCTTTACCCGGTATTTGTGAATTATGGGATAACAAAAACAAATAATCACTACCTAACGCACCATAAGTAGAATCTTCTTTCAAATAGGATGATTGGGGAACCTTTGTAGATTTTAAGTCAAATGGTGTTCCTACTTTATCTTGTGCGTAAATTAAACCATATCCACCTTGTTTAAGTGTGGGACTTAATTTAATTTGGTTATAAATGTCCGATACATTTTTATATGTGGTGGTAGATTGAAGTGTCGTTCCTGTTGTTGGGATTGAAGATTTTAAGATATTGTACGTTAAATTATTTGGTCTATAAAAAATTGGGAATTTAGTATTAGAATCTGTAAATAATACAATACCTGTTTTGGTTTTGTTGGTATTATTACACGTTCTAATAAAATTATTAATAAATAATACCACATCTTCTTTGGATAATAAATTAAAACTTTCGGTGGCAATGAGAGATTTTAAGTTTTCATTAACTACAGAACCAATCGTCAAATTTTTGGAATTTGTTGAAATGTCGTTTTTTAATTTATAAAGATATACTGACCCCGCAAATTTATTTTGAGTATTTTCAGGGTTTGTGATAGTCCATTCAATCAAATAATTAATTAAAACCACCTGTTCATTAAATTCGGTGATAATCTTATCGGGTGTTTTGACTTTTGATGAATTAAAACGAGATAACTGTAAAAAACCTCGTCTTGAGTTTGCCGATGGAACAACATTAGGTTCTAAAGTCGGGCCTTTAAATTTACCGGACCTAATTAATACCTCATCTTGTTTTACAACAACATCCGAACTACCTCTACCTAGTAATGAATTATCACCGGGTTCTGGAAACACTCCTTTATGTATCGCAGAATCGGTATATGTACCATCTTGATTTTTTAACGGTTTTGGAGACATAAATTGAGTCCCTAATCCTGTAAATTTGTTTCCACCTTGGAAATATTCAAATCTTGTTGCGGTAGGTGTTGAAAAGTTAGTTTGTATGTAATATTGGTTCTGAAACTTAAAATCCTTATTTAAGTAAATTAATTGAATAAATTCATTAACTTTTGGAACTTGATATATGAAATAAGGTAATAATGGGGTAAAAATAAAAGGGTCTCTCGCCGTCCATTTATCTCTCTCTTCATTCCATATTGGGTTTTGAATTGACGCAAGAATATCTTCATAACTTCCCGTTTCCGTTGAAGGGTTTAAAAATCTTGCTCTAACTCGACCTAACATCATAGGGTCTTCATTGTCAAGAACAACCGCCTGAAAAAGTATTGTATTATCAACCATTGTTTCTTAATTCGTATTCTGATAATGTTTTATTATATAACTCCTCAAGTTTATCTAAATAAACTGTCATATTAATTATATTTGTTTTTGTGATATCAAATTCAGATGATAAAACATCCATAATTTCAACCAATTTACTATTTGGTTGATTTTTTATGTTAGTTAATTCTTCTAAAATCTTTTCAAAATTTTCATTAGTCATATTATCTTTTTTTACTAAAAACGGGTAGAATACCCGCTGGAGTTATTACGGCACCTTCTGTTTTACCATTATCGGTCTCTTCTTCATCAGCCCCTCGATTACTCATTAAGTTATATATTGTCATTAAATTTGGTGACCCATCAGGTAATGGTCCTGTAGGAACTCCGACTGACTGCAATAACTCTATTGTGTTAATTGTTGCTCTATCAGGGTCATAACCTGGTAAATATTGGGATAAGACAAGTAATGGTAATGGTACTGACCCGTCCGGCCTACCAAAAATTAACCTCAATAGTTGTAATATGTTATCAATTAATGATTTACATTTACGATAATCACTAACGAATTGACTGATTATCGCTAAAATATTAATCAATCTTAATATTATTCGATATTTTTTTAATTTTTGATTTATAACGACTTCCGAAATTATTGAAGATAAAAGATTTATTATGTCTCGTTTTAATTCTTCAAATAACACACTTAAAAAGACTGCCCCTATCCTTGAAACCGCTTCTATATTAAAACTTTTGAAAACTTTTAAAAAATCAACAGAATTGTTCACCGTATTATTCACACCTCCGGTCGCGGTATTACCCGATTGTATAATTGGATTCGTATTTGTAACTGCGGTGTTATAGTTATTGATTGCTTGACTTTCAACAACTTGAATCAAAATAAAAATTGGAAATAAAACTTTTGGCGTTAAAACTGCGGATGCAACCGCTAAAGGTATTTGTTTTAGAAAGTTTTGGTTAACAGCCAATTCAACATTAAAATTTGATGGTAATACATTATTCCATTCAGGGTTCTGATATAACGTATCTAAAATATTATTAATACTGTTAACTTGTTGTTCAGTTGTTTGACCACTAAGAGTATTTCTAAACTTAATTAACTCATCAATTAAAGTTTCAGAATCAACAGGTAATTTTACATTTTCACAATCTTCAAACTCCATAACACCATTTTGAATGTTACTAATCCTTACATCAATATTCCTTAAATCTACTTCTGTAAGTTCAAAGAATGAGTTATCAACACCATCTAATTCCGCAATTTTTGCAACACCACTCACATCAATTTCTGACCTACTATCAAAACAAAGTCCTAATATTCTTTGAAGGATTAATAAAAATTTTGAATTTTCACCTATTTGTCCTGCACTCTGACCTGCCTGTATACTAATCGCACCAGAAATAATATTTATTAAAGTTTCTGTAATATTTACACTATCGATTAATTTTATGGTGGAATAATAATCATTTAAAAATTTAAAAACATTATTAGGACTAATATCATCGTTAATTAACGCAACTCTATAAGAAGGTTGTTTAACATTAAATTGATTAGTTTCTGAATAAACAAAATCAAACAAAGGTCGTCCTGAAGTACCTTGATAAAATTTACCATATTGTTGTTGGAACGATTGAGTTGTTGTATTTAACCTTTCCTTTAACTCTTTGTTCATTGGAAAAGGTTTTGGTCCAAAATATGGTTTGTATATCCCATTGTTAACCTCAGGAACATCTTTTTCAAACGATATTTTACCTAATTTACTATCAAGAGGTGTTTTTAATAATGATGCTAAGTCTAAAGATTGAATTGGTACATATATACCTGTACCTTCGGGTAAAGTAGGTAAAGGATTTAACTCTAAATCAATTTTATTAAACCCCCTAAATGTTTGTTCTTGAGAACATCCTAACGCTTTAGCCGCCGACTCACTTATTATTTTTACAATTTCTGGTTCAATTTTTACCGCAACTTCTAAAAGTTTGGTCCTTAAATATTTCCCTGTGTCAAATCCACTACCTTTAGTAAGATTAATCAACTCTAAAAGTTGGTCTGATGACGTAGGTTGATTTCTTAAATATCTTTTTTGGTTTTTGGTTATACTCTCTAAAGAGGAGTTCAATTCATCTTTAGATTGAGTCAAAGAATTACCTGCCGATTTTTTTAATTGTTTTACGGCATTTGAAGTCTCAATATAAGTCTTAAGAGAACTTATTTGACTTTTTGCACTGTCAAAACTATTAGATAAATCCGCCATTAAAGTTATTTCATTTTATAAGTCTCTTCATCATTTGTGATATCCTTTTCAATTAAATTTTGAATAAGGTCATCATCTAAATCAGCAAGAGAAAAAGATTCTTCATTGTTATTATTTGTTTTTTCCCAAATACTTGATTGTAGTTTGGATAAACTAATTTTTTTTTCAACACAATCATTTACGATTTTTTGTTGTTTCTCAATAACCGGTCCAATTTTAGTCATGTCAGATGAGTCTTTTAACATCAATAACATTTTATTTTGAATTCTTATTGCAGTTTGTCTTTGTTCAACTAGTTCATTATAGATTTCCTGCATCAATGATAATATTGAATCTTTAGTAAAATTAATTTCTTTTCTTTGTGGTCTTGGCATAATCTATAAATACTCTTTAATCTATTTTCATTTTGTTTTGAATGACAATGTATAATTTTTTAAATCTTTTCATTGAGTTCCGTATTTCTTTAGTTGAAAGATTTGTCATATCTCTTAATGAGAGTAATATAATATTTTTATTGAATTTATTGTTATCCGAGCTTGAGAAAATTGTTTCATAATTATCAAAGACATCTATTAACGCATAACCTAATTTCTTCTCACTATCATTTAGATTTTCACTATCTATAAATTCTTTTAATTCTTTCAAGTACTCCCCAATAATCATGGTTGTATCAACAACTTCTTCATCAATTCTATATGACATATCCGGTCTTTCTTCAATACTTTCCGATACATCTTCATAAGAAATTTTTCGATTAATTTCCTTCTGGTCTTTTATTATTTGACCCATTAAGTAATTTTTACATATAGTCCCGAAGTAGGAATATGCTTTTTTCTCTTTTGAAGGTTTAAATTTATCAACCTTGGTCATTAAAAATGAATGAGTATCGCAATGGATTTCTGTAAAATCCATATCTTTACGATACAACTTATATCGCCTAATAATTGAAGATATCATCTTATCCAAAGGAGCTCTTAAAAATTCGTTATAAATTCTATTTTTTTCTTCGGATGTTTTTGCCAATAAAAACTCTTTAACGGCATCTTCCTCCCTAACATCAAAATAATTTATATTAACGGTTTTCCGACCTCTTTTTTTTGTTGAGACATCTTCTGTAATTGCTGATAAGGGTTCTTGCATTATTCATTACTTGCTTGATATTTTATGTCTCTATCATCAATAAAGAAATATTCTTTTTTTGCCGTTTGGACCCAAAATTTAACTTCGTCTTCTAACATTTTATTTTCGCCAAACTTATAATTCCAAAATATTGACCCTTCTCTCATATTTGTGTGTTTGTATCCAAGTTTAGGGATTGTCATTATTGAAACTGAATTATATGTTAATCTTAATAAAAATTCATAAACAAATGTTAATTTAATTGAAGACTTAAACCCTCCAAAATCCTCAATTACTTGTTTTTTAATTACAGCACCTGCGGTTTGAAAATTTTGATAGTCTTGAAGAGTTTCATTCGTTAAAACACCCATTTCTTGACTGAAATTAGCCGCAAATGTTGCTTCATTAGTGAATCCTGCAAATACACCTTTTTCGTCGGTTTCTACCACAACAGGTAAAAATATTTTAGTATTAGGGAACGATTCGATATAATTTTTAACATTTTTAAACCAAATTGACGAATATTCATCGTCAAATTCAAAAAGAGAAATCCATTCTCCTTTAGCGTTTTTAACACCATAATTAACTTGTTCAGCATAACTAGGTTCTTTATCCCACAACAATTTATTTACAGTTAAATTTCCAAAATCATAACTATTCAAATGTTCAATTAACGATTCTTCATTTGAGTGAACGATAACAAGTTCTTCAATATCAACAGTTTGATTTTTAATTGAAGTTATAGCCTTTTCAAAATAGTCTTCAAAGTCTCTAGTTTTAGATGATTTTATTGGGAGGATTATTGATAATGATAATTTATTTTCCATATTATTCTTCAGTTTTAGTTATTTGTTGTTCAAATGAATCTGCTCTCGTATTTAAATAACCTTCAAATAATGAAACAACATTCGAGTCAAATTCTTGTTTATTGGTATAAGATTCAACCGTTTTCTTCATATTATCGTAAAGTTCAGGTTTAATATTATCCTCTAACCAATTTTGTATAAAATCGGCTATATAATCACACATCATTGGTTTATTAGTCATCCACACTCCATTATCTTCATTCATCCATTCAGGTTGAATGTTAGGAACTTTACCAATCACTGGTACTCCTGACGCCATAGACTCTAACGGGAATGTTCCAAATCCACTTTCATCGTCAATCCAAACACTCATAAAACATTCTCTTAGTGAATTACCAAACTCTTTTTCTGAAAGTCCTCTCAAATCTCTAAAAGTAAACCATCTATATTGTGGGAATTTAAGATAAAATGTTTTAATAATATTAATTGTATCCGATTGGTCTTTCGTATGAACACCGATAATCGGCATTGGTGGTGTAGATTTTGGATAAAAATTATCAGTAATTAATGGTTTAATGATATCAAAAGTAGATTGTCTCATAACAGTTTCAACATACTCTTGTTGTTTTGTTGTTGTTGTCAAACATTTTAAAAAACCATATTGAGACCAATTTTGACCCGGTTGTAAAGTTTCAACAATATGATTATAATTTTGGGTTAAAACAATTTTACCACAAGGTAAATTTTTAATCTGTTCCATAACAAATCCAAAAATTTCAGGTACTACGATGAAATCCTCAGGTGCAATTTCTAAATTCTGTCCTTCGATTGATTTGTGAGGTATTGACATATATTCCTCATCTAACCAAGCGACAACACCGGCATACTCATTCTTTTCGTGAAGAATTATCGGATTGAAACCTTCATCTAATAAAGATTTGGCCATTTGATATATTAACCTAACTGAAGCTCTTGCGTTTCCTTTAGTATCTTGAACTAAGAAATAAATTCTTGATTGTTTATTTCTTAATAGTTCTATCGATTTTTTTACTTTTTCATTTATTGATGTATCCATATATTAATAACGATTTATTAGTTTTTTGTTTAGTAAACTATTGAATGCAATCCTGAATGGTATACTGGTATTTGCACCTGATTTTGAACTTGAGTTCAATATTTTATCATCAATATCATTATGTTCAGTTAAAACGGTATCAACCAACATTTTAACCAATTCAAATTTTATGATATTAATTCTTGCTTCGGTGTTTCCCGAAACTTCATCTTCAGAATATTCGTCTGACATATTCAAATATTCTTCTACTTTATCTAAGTCAATAAAGTAATTTTCACCTAATACTTCAATCATATAGTTCTTTTATTTTAGTTTGTAATTCCTTGATTTTTGTTATTGAATGTTCAACTTCAATCTCTTTATTATATTGGGTTTCGTATTTAATAACAACTTTATGTTCAGGATAATTTAATAATAAGTTAGGGTTTGCTGTAAGTAAAACATCTATTGAGTCCCACATTGAATTTATTGTCGATTCACTATAAAATTTAACTGTTTCAACAAGACATCCGAACTTTGAAATGAAAAATAATGACGCTGGTTTTGATTTACCAATTTCATCAGAAACAATCAAAACATCATGGTTGTCCCTCATATCAAAATAAAAATCATTGAAGTCCATCATACTTGATGTTTCCACTGAACCCGCATGACCAAAGATTTCCATAGTATGTTCTTTGTATAAGAAATTATATAATTCATCCTCATCTTTGAATTTAAGATGTTTCATAATATCTAATGTCGTTAAATCTGACAGAACTTCATATTCAGATTTTTCTTCATCTTCTTTGAAAGGATTATCCAAATACCACTTTTCATATTCTTGTTGTATTTTTTTCAAGGTGTCTCGTAAAACTCCGTTTAACTCTATCCCAATTCTCATTCTGTTTCGTTATCGTATTTTTGTAATATTTTACTAATTAGTGGATTTCGAACAATATCATTTTTATTTGTGAACTCAAATGTTGAAACATTACTGTCATTTCTAAACTTTTCCATTGCGTCCCATAACCCACTATGGGTTTTATTTTTATATCTATCTGATTGTTCAACATCACCCGATATAAAAAATTTACTATTGAACCCAATTCTTGTCAATAGAAGTTTCATTTGACTTGGAGTAGCATTTTGACCTTCCTCAAAAATTAAAATCGAGTTGTCAATATTCATCCCTCTCATAAATGCCAAGGCGAATACTTCAATAACTTCAATTTCTTTTAATTTTTCTCTATTTTCTTTACCTATAATCTTATTCAAAAGATAATATGATGGGAAAATATAAGGGTCCAATTTTTCTTCAACATTTCCGGGTAAACTTCCCAACTTCTCTTCCGCTTCAACCGCTGGTCTCACTATAATTATTTTCTCATAGGGAGTTGTTGGGTCTGAAAGTAAATCAACTGCCGCCTTCATTGTAATATAACTTTTACCAACACCTGCGGGACCTGAACATATTGTAATCTCGCTAGAAACTAAAGTATCGTAATATTTTTTTTGTGTTTCAGTTAAGAATTTTTCTTTTGTTTTCTTCTTTAGGATTGAACAAATTAATTCTTTCCTTGTTTTATTATTCCCTTCTTGAGTAATAGGGTTAGGTGTTGTTTTTTTTGTTCTTGGAATACCCATTTAAATTGTTTTAATTTTTATTGTTATCGACTTGGGTTTTAATCCAATCAAATGTTTTTATCATACCTTCAGACAATAACATTTGTGGTTCCCAATTCATTTTTTCTTTATACAATCTATTGTCTGAATTTCTACCTTGAACTCCTACGGGACATTTAAATCCGTACTTGGTTTTAAATTCGTCACCCCCAATATTTTGTATTGTAATGTTTTTTCCCGAAGCAATTATTGCTAATTTCGCTAATTGATTAATTTCAACCATTTCTTCGGAACCTATATTAACCGGACCAATAAAATTATCTTGTCTCATAAATCTTAATACGGATTCAATACAATCGTCAATGTAGAGGAATGAACGGGTTTGTTTACCATCCCCCCAAACTTCAATTACGTCTCCATCATTAGCTTCAGCTGCTTTTCGACACATTGCCGCTGGAGATTTTTCCTTACCACCTCTCCAAGTTCCCATTGGACCAAAGATATTGTGAAATCTTGCGATTCTAACATCTAATCCATAGTTCCTATGAAATGATAAAAATAACCTTTCCGAGAATAACTTCTCCCAACCATACTCTGAATCAGGGTTTGCGGGATATGCTGAAGATTCTTCACAATTTGGATTATTCGGGTCTAATTGATTATGTTCCGGATACATACAGGCAGATGATGAATAGAATACTTTTTTAACTCCATGTTCCACACATGACTTCACAACATTTAAGTTAATCATTGCCGAGTTGTGCATCACATCCGCATCATGTTCTCCTGTGAAGATATAACCGGCTCCACCCATATCGGCAGCCAATTGATAGACTTCATCAAATGATGTTAATTTTGAAAATGGTTGTTTGTGGTATGAAAATGGTAATATTGTATCATGTTGTGTTTCTAACCTAATAACGGCATCCACATTCTTTGGGTCTCGTAAATCATAATTTAGAAATTCGTCACACATCTCACTTTCAGTAAAGTATTCATGTTTTTTAATATCTACAACTCTAACCCAGTTACCTTCATTTTTTAATTTTTTGGCTAAGTGGCCTCCAATAAACCCTCCACCACCAAGAATTAATATTTTTTTCATAATTAATATTTTACGTAATCTTTTTGTTCTCTTATTTCAGAATTTGTTAACTCATTAATTTTATTTTTAATAGTAAATCTAATATCGTTAGTTATATATACTAATCTTGCCAATTCTATAAATTTATCATCAAAAATTTTTTGAGTCTCAATTACCCTTAGTTCGTCTTCAATTTTCCATAACGTTGTATTAACATCAATTAATTGTTGATAAAGTTTGGAAATTTCTTCATTACTAAGGTATTCGGATGAAAAATTATATAATAATTCAAATTCTTTGTTAATAAACATTATCTTAACTTCATCTGAAATCATATTTTGTTTTATATGAAGAATTGATAATTTATCAATTAATTCTCCTACACTGATAGGTATTAGTATCATATTATATTTGATAGTTTTGAATTATGAATTCTTATTAAATTATTAATATCTAATTCACGGTTATTTGTTTTACATCTATAATGAAAAAAATTGTTTGGTATTTCACCTTCATAATCAATAACATCGAATCTTGGTGCTTCATAAACATTGATTCCTAACCCATGTAATAAAATACCTAAAGTTGCGTCATCGGCATCTCCGTGAGACCAATTGTCTTGATGTTCTAAAATTAATTTCACAATATCTTTAGAGATTGTGAATCCACATCCTGATGAGAAAGGGTATCCTTGATATGAACCTTTAACACCTGAATAAAAGTTAGTTCTTGGTTTGTCTAATAACCACTCATAAAGTAATTTTTTATCAACGTATGAACTTGAATTTGTATGGTAGATGTAATCATAATCCCAATCTAATGTTTGGTTAAAACAATTAATAATCTTATACCCCTCATTTGATACGGTTTCAGGTAAGTCGTTTATAATTAAATTACCTTTAATTTCTTTTTTATCTCCTCCATTTATGTTATAAAAAGTATCAACTCCTTTAACATCGATTGAATCCCAAGTTTTTCTTTGGGTTTCATAAAATTTGGAATAAATGTTATCGTCTAAATAAGTTAAGACTAAAATAAGAATCTTCATATTTTTTTGTATTTATAAAAATAATGTTTTTCAAAACCTAGTTTTTCAAAAACTTTACTACTTGAAATGTTTTGAGGGATAACAAATGCAATTAAATTATCGTAAATTCTCATGAATTCGGCAACCATAAAAGTACCAATCCCTAAATTTTTGTAATTTGAATCAACGCAATATGTAATTTCATTATTATCAAGTAATCCGATGTAACCGACTTCAACACCATTATGAATACAGATTTTATACCTATAAGAATTATTTGTCATGTATTTTATTTGGTCTTCAGATGTGATTGTCGGTTGAGTGTAAAACCAACTAGTATTTTTTTCGTCGGTTCTTAATTTTCTCACAAATTCCCAATATCTTTCAGTACAATCAATTAGTTCCATTTTAGTTTTTTTTCGTAAAAAGTACCCCAATTCCATCTACCCATGTTACTCCCTGTGCGTATAATTGGAATCCCCACTCATTTAGTTTATTTAAAAATCCGTTTTTAATTTCGTTAGTATGGTACTCTATAACAAAGTCCGTAATATTTTCAAAATCCTCTTTCGACCAAGTTAAAAATAATGTCTCATACCCTTCAATATCGGTTTTAATGAAATCTATATCATGAGTTTTAATTAATGATTTAACTTGTTCTGAATTTTCAATTAAATCCGTATAAAAATGACATTCAATATCCGGAAAATTTTCTTTAAAGTATTCTTCATAAAAAGATTTTTCAACATCTCTTGAATCAACACCTACCACTTTTTTAGCTCCTCGTTCTACCGCAAATATTGGAGTATATTCGGATGGAGGTAGAGTCCAATTACCTGACTTGTCAGTATGCCTCCCACATCCTAAATCTAAAAAATTTTTATTTTTTGGGTCTAAAAACCTTAACGAATCCGAAGGATGTTCGTCTTGAATGTTAAAAAATTCTATATTTTTTTCCATATTTTATTTAATTGTTTAATTGTTTATTTATGGTAATAACATTCTCAATTACATAATCAACATCATCATCAGTTAAGTTAAGATGTAGAGGTAATGAGATTAGTTTTTCTGATATATTATTAGAGTAAGGACACCCTACTTTCCCGTATTCGTACATTTTATAATTGGTGTTGTCTCTATAATGAACACCAGGGTAGATTCCATTAGAATTTAACATCTCCATAAATTTATTCCTGTTTTCCACTACTATTTGAAATAAGTGTCTTGAAGATTTTTTACAATCCTTATGAATTTTAATGGTTTCGATATTATGTTTAGATAACGCATTTTCATATTTTTCGGAAATTTTTCTACGATATTCGTTATCCTCCTCAAGATATTTCAATCCAACTAACGCCATTGATGCCATAATTGAATTGCCATGATATTTGAACCCGACATCAACTAAATCATATTCCCATTTATATGAACCTTTATCGTTGGTTCTCTGGTAAGTGTCTTTATCAATCCCTAACCAAGATAGTTTTCGTGAGAGAGTGTCATAATCTTCATTATTAAAACAAATCATACCTGAATCTGCGGTAGGTAGGTTTTTAACCGCTTGGAAACTGAATACGGTTACATCTGAATCATAACCAACATGTTTAACACTTTTGGTTTCAGGACATTCAATAAAGGTACCTGACATATGTGCCGCGTCTAAAATCAATTTTAATTTGTGTTTTCTACAAATTCTAACAATCTCATTATATTGACCGGTATTACCACCAATTCCAACAAATAAAACTGCTTTAGTTTTTTTAGTAATTTTAGATTCAACTGATTTTGGGTTCAAACATAAATACTCATCAACATCGGCAAATATTGGGGTCATACCTTCATACATTATCGCATGATTTGAAGAAACAAATGTTAAAGGGGTTGTTATTATTTCATCTCCGTCACTCCATTTATTAACATCTTTTAATATTTTAATCGCCAAATGTAAACCTGATGTGTTAGAGTTTAAGAAGTGTGCGTGTGATAATCCGGTATATTCCTTCCATTTATTTTCAATTTCTATGGTTTTATAACCTAAACCCGTCCAACCCTTATCCAAACATTCGGAGATTTCTTCAAGGATTTCATTTTTTCTAAATTTAGGGATAAATAATTGTATGTTTTTCATATAATATTATTTCAATAGTGAGTTTATTAAATTATCAACTTCCGTTTTATGGTTAATATAAGGTCTCAATGAATGACAATCAATATAAAACCCTTCTTTTAATTTATTAATATCGTATTTCCAATCAATCCTATCTACCCTATTTTCAACAAATCCTCCAACTCTTTCCGGGAATTTATAGGTAATATCAGGATTTGAGTTTACTGCGTCATATAAATAACATTGGTCGGTGAACCACCCTTGATTAGGTATTTTATTTGAGAAAACATCCCAACTATCTTCTAAATTGAATATTTGTTTAAACAGTTTATCGTTACCCGCAACATAACACATTGGGTATTGATTACTGTCGATAGTTTGTGGGTGATGTGAAGACATTATAATGAACTCTTTGTCTGAATATTCATCTAATCCGTCTATAAAATATTTTTTGGATAATGGTATCATATCAATGTCTGACACAATACAATTACCTTCTAAAAACTTTGGTAGGTATAATCTTACTATTTGTGATAGTAACCCGTCATCTAAACCATCTATTGATTTTAATTTAATAACTAACCCATTTCCATCATCATATAGGTCAGACTCTTCATTACCGATTAGACCTAAAACTGGTGTTATATTAAATAACTCTTTCCAAACTTTGGAAACTACAGGCCAAAAATCTAAATACAAGGGGTTTTCATTTGACCCCATTAACGCATATTTTATTTTCATAAAACTAATTTATAATCACTTCCAACGGGATTCTCATCAACACCAATTCTTTCTCCAATAAATCTACCATTTTCTCTTTTAATTGGGAATGGTTTATTCTCAAAAAATTCATCATGGACGACACTGTCGTTACTGAATCTATCATATATTATTTTCAAAAAACTCTGGTCTATCCCATAGTTGTTATGTTTACCTCTAATAAATTCAACAATCATATCCATCATCGGTATAATCCTACCTTTAATTCCCCACATTCCGGCTAAAATTCCAATCGAATTATTACCTGCAGGTATTCTATGGTATGGGTGGTCTCTCATGATATGAATACTTTTACCACTATTTATCCATTCATCTACCGCTAACTTTTCTCGAACTGAGATTCTAGAATCACAATCTCTAAATACTGAATATTCACAGTCGTTCTTCTCCGAGATTAAAAATCTCCAAAACGCCGGGTAAATTGACCCATCCATTTTATATAATTCAACTCCAAGTCTATCTAAAGTAGTGATGGTTTCTTCAGGTACTGTATTATCATAATAAACAACCATTTGCCAATTAGGGTAAATTGTCTTATATAATTCTGCATTTCTAATTGCTCCAACATTATAAAGAGGATTGTCCCCCCATAAACTGAAACTTAAATATTTCATAGTAATTTACTGTAATTATTTATGAATTTTTCTTCCCCAATTCCTTGAGTTTTATGACTATCAAATTGAAAATGATGTAAAATGTCCGGAATAACTTTAACATTTTCTAATTTATGTAATAGATAAAATAAACTAATTGAACGCTCTGCTTGATGTCCGGATAAGTTTGAAATTTTAACATCATCAATCATTGGTTCCATCCATTCCATATATTTCTCGAATGAACTCTTACTAAATGTGTGATTGGAGGTCATGGAACAAATTATATCATGAGGTAATCCATTTATTTCACTTATAATATCAATATTATAATTCGATTTAATTGACTCTGACAATTCTTTAACCCACGGAGTATGTTTCAAGAATGCGTAATCATGAGGACTAAAAGGGATATACCCAACAATTTCGGTTTCTGAAGTTAAGTTATTTTGAGTCGTCTCATTAAAATTTGGAGATAAATTAATATCGTACTCAAATAAATTTATAAAGTCGTGAGTATATAGATTGTTTTTCCAAATTGCGTACCACCCACTAAATGATGTTAATTTTGGGTATTCTTCAATGTTAATCGGTAATTCTCTACAGATAATGACATTTGATAAGTCTTTAATTTTTGAGGTGTCTCCACCACCTAAAAACATATAAGTTAAATTGTCTAAATTACTGAATTTATTAACTTGTATGTAATCCAAAATTATATTTTGGTCGTGAACGAAAATGAATGTTTGTGTGGACATATTATTTATTATTTTTTTTTAATTGTGAACGAATAAAACTTTATTTATTTTTTTTATAGATGGATTAGTTAATAATATTTCATTAAAATAGTCCCAATCCGCAGAATAACTAACCGAGTTAAACCCAATAGATTTTGCGAGTTCACTTCTAACCACAACACAACCCATATCTATATTGGAAATAATTAATTTACAATCCATATATCCATAAGTTGATTTGTTGTGGTTTAGTTCGTTATCGTGAGAATGGATACAATCAAAATATATTAAATCCGTGTTGTTAGTCAATACCTCCTCAACCATGTTTGGAGTATAATAGTTATCACCATTTGTTATTAACACATACTCACTTGTTACCAAATTCTCTAATCCCCACTTACGTAATAAATGTCCGTAATTCATGGTTCTTTCTGGATATTCTATAAACGTAATGTTCTCGGTTAAGTATCCGTTTGACTCTAAATCAATTCGTAATTCTTCGTTTTTACCGTCATGTATTAGATAAAGTCTCCAATTACTATTTGTTTGAGATTTTATTGAATTTATAAAACATTTGAGTATTTCGTTTTGTCCGTAAGTTACCGCAATAATATCTAAAATAGGTTGATTAGTCATTAGGTATAAAAATTTTACTTGGTTTCACATTTGAAAATCTTGTGTTTATTTTCAAATTATGTGGGTATCCCATATTAATATAGGTTTGAATATCCGACTCAAGTCCTCCATGAACTAAATGTGGTTTACTTTGACCTTCGAAATGAACCATAGGTGAACTTGTAATGTATGCCATATCAAATCCTTTTTCATATAAGTGATGAAAAATAAAATCATCTCCACAAAAAGTTTTTAAATTTTCGGGTATTATCGTATATAATTCTCTCCTAATACTAAAATCCCAACCCTGCATATGTTTGTGTCTCTCAACAATTTCATATTCGGTGATATCTTTTTTAACTATAAAATCATCATGATTGGTTGAATGTACCGCAACTCCAACATTTGGTTCTTTTTCGAATACATTAATAACGTCCGAAATAAAATTATCATAAAATAGGACATCATTATTTAAGAAACACAATATATCTTCACAATAAGTTGAGTAAAGTAAATTCCACACCGAATTTAGAGGGTCGTTATCTGTATTTCTAATTACATCAACATTTTTAGTTGCGAAATAATTTAACATATCGGTAGTTCCTTCCTCTCTAGAATTTTGGTCGAATAAGGTTATCTTAAAATTTTTATAATTTTGGTTAAGTAATAGGTTTATACATTTTTCGGTATAACCTTTGTTGTTTAAATTTACTACAAATACTCTTAGCGTCATATTTTATTGTGTTATTAGTGGTTTACTCTATATAAGATTTCAGGGGTTATGATATAATTTTTACTCAAATTTGTTAATTTTTCAACAAATTTAAAGTCTTCACCATCATCATTGATACCAAACCTAAGTCCTTCAAATTTATTTTTATAACAAAAAGATATACCAACATTACCAAAATATAAAGATTCCCCGCTCGGAAATACTCTACCATTTTCCCATATCATTCTAAAGATTACAAAGTCGTAATCCGTGTATTTACTAAATAAGGTTTCAACATATTCGGGTTCTAAACTATCATCGTCATCCAAAAATCCAATCCAACCGGTATCAACCAAATCCAATCCAATATCCCTAACCAAACCCGAAACTCCGTGCGTAGAGGTGTTATTTCCCAGTTTATTAATCTCAATACATTTAATTCTTTCATCTTCAAATTCTACACCTGAAACCCCATCATAAATAATAATACATTTCCAATTACCATTTGTTTGGTTTATAAGAGAATTAACACTATTAGTTAGTGTCTCCCGATTTACCGAAGGTATTATGAAGGTTATTTTATTTTCATCAATTATTTGCATATAATAATAAATTCTTTATTTTATCTAAATTTTGGTTAATGAACGGAACCAATTTGGTGTTATAGTCAATTAATTCTTGTTCGTTTTTATCTGAAGATTGATTTCTTGTTTGACTTTCTAAATGATATGCCACCAAATTACCATTAAAGTAATTGGTGTGCCCCAAAGAAATACATTTTATGTTAAGTTCAACATCTTCAAAACAACCGTAATAACTCTCATTAAAATATTCACACTTCTCGAATAGAGATTTTCTAATCATAAGTAATGCTCCGGTATTACCCAACACTTGTTTTGGGGAGGTATTATATTTGTAATAACTACGTAATCCTTCGTGAGTTACCCTAATCGACCTATCCGGATACGCAATCAATATAATACCATTATGTTGGATTGTATTGTCGCCGTAATGAAGTCTTGCTCCGACAGTCCCGACATTAACATTCTCTTTAAATGTTTTTAACATTCCATAAATAACATTATTTAATACAACAATATCATTATTGCAAAATAATAAAAATTCAAATCTTTCGTCAATATGGTTTTTAACTACATCATTATTTATTTTTGCGAAATTATAATAGTCATATTCAATTAGTTTGATTACGGCTTTTTCTTTATTCTCAAGAATGAATGATTTTATTTCTGTTTTTTCTTCTTCGGACGAACCAGTGTCGGCAATAAAAATTTCAAAAATGTTTGAATTACAATGGGTGATTAGTGAGTTAATACAATCAAATAACATACTAACCTTCCCTTTTGTTGGTATAATAACCGCAACTTTCCCAATATTTTTTATTGGTTTTTCTTTTAATTGTTCTACAAAAACTTTGTTTGGTTTTAAGTCTATTGGTAATATGGACTTATATTTCTCCAAAAATTTATCTTTGGACTCGAAAAATTCTTGGTTCGGTTGTCCGATAGATTGATGAGTGATTTCAAACGAGGTTGTCACCCCAATTTTAACACCATCTAAATAATTAGGAACACAAAATCCGTGGTCGTAAAAATGGAATTTACCAATGGTTTCATCAAAAGTGTGTTTGATTTTTGTCTTATTAAACGCCATAAACAACCCATCAATTGTAACCACAGGAATTAATTCCGGTAATTTTGTTGAGTATCGATTTATCCATTTGTTTTGACCCGGAGGGTGATGATAAACTTGCCCAACCATAGTTTGGTTCATTCTTTCCCAATAAACTCCTGATTCGGGAAAATAACAAGAACCCGCCTTTCCAATTATACCGAATTCGGGAGAATTGGAAAAATCGGATAAAAGTTTTTTACCCCAACCATTTTCAAGTTTAATGTCGTTATGGATACAAACAATAATATCGTATTTTGATTGGGAAATCCCCTTATTATATACTTCGGCTAATGAATATTGATTATGGTTTTCAAATTCTAATATTTCATAATTTTTAACTCCAATTGTTTTATTCAAATGTAATTGAAATTCTTTATTATAGTTTGAATCTTTGTGCGTAGAATATATTATTGTTATCATTTTAATTTAATTTTACATCCTTGAGGGGATGTTCCTTGTTTAAAAAATTTTAATCTATTTTCATAAGAATCACTTAATTTTAGTAATTTTGAAAATGTGTTTTCATTTTTATATGTGTGTATCATGTATCCTTCTGATAATAACTCAACACATAATTTTATTTCTTGGGATTCGTCAAACACCTCTTCTTTAACATCTCCAACGGCTTCAAAAATAAATGGTACTGATTTATCGGGATTTATCTCCAAGTATTTCAATTTTAGATGTTGAATATGGTATTCATTATCGTTTTTAACCGACAACGGTAACTCATAACTCAAACCCAAATCTTCCAAATATTTGATTAATGTTCTATTTGATTTAGATATTGATGGGCCCGAGAATCCATAGGTGGAAGTTAAAGGTTTTTCACCGATTCTCAAATCACGGTTAATTGCGTTTAACACTAAACTTATTTCATCCTCAACTCCCATTTTTTCCATTAAATTTGATATTACATTTGCGTAAGTTATTTTTGTAGCTAAAAAACCATCAATACCAATTTTTGTAATTTCGGCGGATTTAATAGACATCAAATAAAGATGAACTGAACCTTTAATTATTTGACGATATATTAACGATAAATCTTCTTTTATTTTATCATAATCGGAACCAATAATCGTAATATCCGAATGTTGGTAATCCTTCACCAAATTACCATGGGTAATAATTGGTGGATTATACGCCACTTCAATATTAAACATTGATAATTTTTTTTGAATTTGTTCAACATCACCAGGGTTGGTGGTAGAACATACCACAAATTTTTTATCATATAGTGGAATCTCCAATGAATTCGCGGTAAAAAAATGTTTAATAACCTCAAATACTTTTGAGGTGTCGTATATACCATCAATTGATGATATTGGTTCTGAAAATGTGAATATAATGTCAGAATGTTTAATAACATCAATTGGGTTTGTGGTTCCCGACAAACGATTACTATCTAATAACAAACTTTGAATTAACGGTTCGTTAGTTATGACGACTTTTTGATTTAAGTTATATACAAAATCTTCATCTTCTGAAATTAATATTTCATGTCCATTTTGTTCGCACAACAACGCAAATGTTAATCCAATTATATCGCACCCAATTAACCCTATCTTCATATTAAATTAATCCTGTTGAACCAAATCCATTATTCCCTCTATCTTTGTCCTCCACTTTATCCACCGATTCAAAATTAACATATTTACCTTGAACTACAGGACATAACACCGCTTGACCTACTTTCATACCTTTAGGTATTGTTACCGTCGTATTATTGGTGTTGAAAACAATAACTTGAATTTCACCGGTATATCCCTGGTCTACGGTTCCGGGTGTGTTAAGAACTGTTAATCCTTGTTTAATTGCCAATCCACTTTTTGGTCTAACTTGAATTTCATATCCTTCCTCAAAAGAAACTTTTAATCCTGTTGGAACTAATGCTCTACCAAACGGACCTATAATAACTTCTTCCGACGCATGTAAATCAAATCCCGAATCTGATGGGTAAGCATATTTTGGAAAAACGGAATCCGCATTTGTTAGTTCAACTTTTATGGTTTTGGTTTTCGACATTTTATTTATCTCTTCTTCCATTTCATCCATAGAAAATCCTAACATTTCATCAAGTTCTTTTTGATAATTATCATCTTCAGTTTCAATACCTGCTTCAGCTTTGATTTTCTCAAATTGTCTAATAATCTCGTCTTTCGTTTTTGGGTCAAAATGACCTAAGTTGTTTATATCTAACATTATTTTAATTCATTTAATTTTTTTATGACATCGATTAAAACCGATACGTCCTTTTCACAATATTCAATAATACCCTTAATATCTTTTTTCACCCAAAATGCCTCGTGAACTTTATTTCCGGTTACTTCCATGTTTTTTGAAGACTCAATACCCAAACATACACACATAAGTTCTAATGACGCAATTGAACCATATCCACCATATTGCCAAACTTCTTTGGTGTCTAACGCTTTGATTTCCCATGGTTTAGTATCGTGTCCGGGTAATATTTTTGGTGGCATAATCCCATTCATAATCATTCTTTTCGCCAACATTGGAATATCAAATCCTTTAACATTATGGCCACATAAAAAGAAACCAAGTTCTCCAACTCTATATAATAGTTTTTGAACTTCTTGTAACATTATTTTTTCGTCAGGATTACTAAATGATTGCATTTTGGTTTCGCCTTTGTCAGTTACGAAGGCAACACTCACACAAGCAATTCTTGCGAATTCCGGTACCAATGCCGACCTATTAACAAACATATCTCCAACAGGCTTGTCAGCGTCTTCAGGAAATCTTTTTTGAAACCAATCGTAATAGTTCTCAAATTGAAACGCCAATTCAGGTCTATTCGTTTGGAGAGATTCCCAATCAGGTTGAACTCCAACGGTTTCAATGTCTAAAAATAATAATTTTGTTAATGGTGTGTTTATCATATTTTTTTTTACTTTAATGTGTTTAAATAAAATTCTCTTCTATCTTTTGTTACATTATTTAAGTCATACTTATCCTTTACGGTTTCATATAATCTCTCACCCATATCTTTAACCATATTTGGATTTTTTAATAATTTCTCAATGTATTTTGACCAATCAGAGTGATTTCTATTCTCATCAACTAATAAGGCGTTTCCATCAACAAAATTACCACGGTCTAAACAATGTTTCAAATCTATCGTGTATGGACCAACATTTGACGCAATAATAGCTTTCTTGTAAAATCCTGCCTCAATTACTTTCAATTGAGATTTCATTCGGTTAAACATGTGGTTTTTAATTGGTGCGAGAGAGATGTCAAATTTTGAGTAATTCTTCGCATAAGCCGTTACGGGTTGTGTCCAAACACGAACATATGCTTCGTTTAATTCATTTGGATATTTTTCTTGAGTATATTGTAACAGATATTTTTTATATTCTTCAGATACCGTTGTAAGGTTTTGTGTGAATATTTTTTCATACTGAGCCCAAACTGTTTCGTGAGGTAAAATATCTCTCTTCTTATGTTCTCCTGTTTGTTTATTAATCTCGGTTACCGTTCCTCTTGTATCAAATCCACATAGTACAAATTGTAAATTGTCTTTATATTGTGAAAGTCTTGCAAAATCTAATAATTGTAAATCGTGTAAGTGAGAGGAACCACCTAACCATCCAACTCGTAATCTATCGGATTCTATTGTAGGTTCTTTAAATTGTTCTTCATTTGGGTTAATTGCGTTAGGAAAAACAACAACATTTTTGTTTATTTTACGAATTTCGTCCGCAAATAATTCTGTGGTTGTTGTAACATATTTTGAAACTTTAAGATTTGCAATAATCTTTTCGTTAATTTTATTAACTCTAATTATATCGTGAATTGGGTGTTCTTTGCCCGGCATCCAATAGTCGTCAATATCACAAATTGTGACAATACCCATTTCGTTTAATTTTTGAATTAACGCGTGAGCCCTATCAAAATCGTGACCAATACTTCTATGGTAAATAACAATTTGATAATCTTTCCAAAAGTTCATATCATCATATGATGGGTCATAAACTATATCAACATGGAATTCATTTCCGTATAAATTTTGTAGAAATACGTGAGGGTCAATAGAACGGAATTTCCCAACTCCGGTACGGTCTGAAGGTGTTACTAATACTTTGATTTTAGACATAATAAATTAATATATTTTCTAAAAAATATAGTAATTTTAGTTCAAAAATAAAGGGGCTATGATAATTTTTTAATTTTGGTTACTTTACCTTCAAATACGTGCTTACCTACTTTGAATGTAAAAACTTCATTGGATTTTTCAGAACTCTCGGTAATTAACCCATTTTCATGTAAAGCTTCATTAA